GCGACGACATAAGAAAGGTCTATTTAGGTTTTCATCCCGAGTTAGAAAAAAAGAAAAAATGAAAAAACTACTAACAGAGTGGCGGAAGTTTTTGAAAGAAGGTTCGGGTGGAACTTACTACCACGTTACTGACCGTGAAACTGCTGCTACAATTATGGATGAGGGCTTTTGGCCTGAGTGGGGAGATATTGGACTGGGGGCTTACTTCTTTGGAACACTTGGTGCGGCTGAATCTTATGCCCAAAAAGGCGGCTGGGACAAATCTTTGAAAGATCCTGTGATTTTACAAGTTCAAGATCCAGCCATCAGACCTGTCTATGATTATGAGATAAGCCCAGAGTGGCCTAACCCCGAGGATTACAAAAACATCTTCTTCTGGGATGGAGATGAAGATAGTCCAGACGACAGGCTGGTTCCTCAGTCTATAGAAATCGTGGAAAAAAAGAAAAAATGAAAAAACTACTAACAGAGTGGCGGAAGTTTTTGAAGGAAGAGGAAAGCCTTGATCCTGAACTATACGGAAACTGTGGAACACTAGCCGTTGCTCTTCTACAAGAGGCAATCAACCGTGGGATAAAAGGCACAGAAGTTGTTCTCGTGGTGGACTCAGACCCAGAGCTAGATTCAGGCGACCCCTCGGAAGAGTTTGATCTTTACCATGTGGCTATATATCGCAACGGAAAATACTACGACACCCGTGGCGAAATCTCCCGAGAAGAAGTTGGTTCCGTGGCTCCGCTGGGATTGACTACCGACACATCGGAAAAACCCAAAGAAGGCAGAGACTACCTAGTGTTTAGTTATGTGATTGATGACCCTGATAGTTTGGCCTACATCAAAGAGGTCATAGACAATAATACCAACTGGACTAACACCTGCGAGTTTTATGACGACCGAGCCACAAAATTTTGGGACAACATAGAATGAAAAAATTACTAACAGAGTGGCGCAAGTTTTTGAAGGAAGGTGTTGATCCCCGTATACAAAAAAAACTTGATGCACTACCAGAAGATGTTGGGGTTACTATCCTAGTTACGTCCGGTCGCATAATTTTTAAATATGTCCGAATAGAAGATCCCGAGACTCAACAGTATTCTGAATTGTCCAGCGATGATTCTACAATTCGTAAAGATAGAAAGGTGATAAAGACCGGCTATCCTCATGGTCATGTTACGATTGAGAAAACCGATGATGATTATGAAGGGCCCTGTCACGGAGGGTATGTTATTCTTGGAGCATATGTTGAGCGTGGTTGGGGTCCTCTACTGTATGAGGTTGCTCTTGAGTGGTCCACAAAGAATGGTGGTGGACTGATGCCAGACAGAGTGATGGTCTCAGATTATGCCATGGCTGTTTGGGACAAATACCTAGACAGGGGTGATATTCAGAAAAAACAATTAGATACAAACCCTAACCACCCAAGAGACCTCAACAAGTCAGTGCCTCAACTAACTCCTGACTATGAAATAGATGACTGCGATCAGAGCAAAACAATCAGAAGTTTTGGTAAAGATTGGGCAGATAGCTCGCTTTCAAAGGTATATAAAAAGAATAGTACAGAAGTAATAGACGCACTGATGAACTCTAACCGTTTGATCATTGTATAACAAATACCCCTTTCGCAAACTATTTACTTTATGAGTAGGGAAAGGGATTTTTACAGAAAAATGCAAGAAGACGCTCGTAATTCTATGTACGAGCCTGAGATTATTGATGTCTCGCCGCCCGCCAAGAAAGTAAAAACCAACTACCTTTCGGCAGTCGTTTGGACTTCGGTTGTCGCAACTGTGGTCTGTACGATTTTTATGGGTCTCCTTTTATATATTGTGAATGAGAGCCGAATTGAAGAGCGACTTGAACAGGCTGCGAGCCACGCTCTTTACAATTTGGAAAGCGTCATCAAACAACAGAACATAGAGATACAGCAATTGAAGGCAGAAAATAAAAAGATATATAATCACATTAAATTTTGGACTCCGATAGAGCACAGGCTTCCACCCGGAGTAAAAGAAGTTTGGGATATTAAGGGATATGGTGTTCCCAAGTACGAACTCCGTTCCCAGAACGTATGCGAAGAGGACATATTATGCTTACCTTTCTTGGAATAATCGTTTTAGTAATCTTTGTCCACGAGCTTGGACATTTCGTCGCAGCCCGTGTTGTGGGTGTTGGTGTTGACAGCTTTTCAATAGGGTTCGGCAAAGTCCTCCTCAAAAAGAAACTGTGGGGAACTGAATGGCGACTGTCATTGCTGCCGCTAGGTGGATATATCAAACCTCGTGGAGAAGATGATTATCACAACAAGAGAAATGATCCCACGTCTTTTTGGGGGGTGTCGGCATGGAAACGAGCTTTTATAGCTGTGATGGGTCCGGTATTCAATCTATTGTTACCTTGGCCATTATATTTCATGATGTTGGTCGGACAACCATATCCCGACGTTTATGTTCCGGAAGGAGCCCAACCTCATCGCATTGGCGTAATAGAGGCGGCTGGATATTCTCATAATATAGCAACCAATATGTATAAAAGTATTTGGGAGGCTGTAACGATACCACGCCAAGAACCAATGAGTATTAAAGAAGTTGGCGGACCCGTTGCTGTTTATGAATTTACGGAACAAGCAAGAAAGCGCAGTGCAGAAACAGGAGACTGGGGATTCTTAATAGATTGGATTGCCTTTTTCTCCATCAATCTCGGTGTTATAAACCTTTTACCAATTCCAGTATTAGATGGTGGACATATAGGTATTTCTGTGGTAGAAGGAATAAGACGCAAAAAACTAGCCGTAAAGACACGAAACGCACTAAATATTATTGGTGCGGTTTTGGTCTTCGCTATCTTTGCACTGGCAATAACTTCCGACGTGTTTCGCCTTGCTGGCATCTAGGAACTATTTATAAAGAACTTTTGGGGAAATAAAATGAAAAAGATACTTCACAAATTGGTTAACCTTTTTAATGATAAGCACTGTTGCTGCTGCTGCGGTTGTTGTTCCTGTTCGGATTGTAAGGGGGATTGTTGATGAAAATCACAAAATCACAACTACAGAAGATAATCAAGGAAGAACTTCAAACAGAGTGGAATTCAGGTGAAGTGACCGACGAAAAGTTCCAAGATGTAATGACCCAAGCAGGTTATGAAGAGATAATTGAAATAGTGGAGGATCTAACGCAGGGTGTTGTTGAGTTACATCTCCAAGCTAATTCTGATGACTATAATGCGATGGAGCGCAAATTAGAGCGTATCATGGACTTGTTAACAAGAGGATATCAGAATGAAGATTACTAAATCATATCTACGGAAACTCATCAAAGAGACAATCCAAGAAGGCTGGGAAAACGAGATAGCCTGGATAGTCACAATGAGAAATTCTGAAACTGGAAAAACAGAAAAAGTACATGTATGGACAGGTGCTCCCAACGAAAAGGAAGCAAAAAGAATTGCCAGAACATCATCGAAGTATGCCGGCGACAGCGACTGGGAAGCTGTCAAAGCAGAACAGAAAGACCAGCCTGGCAGCCTGAGTCACGACGAAGAAAATATTCAGAAAATAGTCAGTGATTACCTTGAGAACTACCGTGGCGATGCAGCAAAGGCTGTTAGTTTCGCCAAGAGTGACAATTACGAAGATAAGATAGATTTTATCCTGGGTCACCTTAGAACACGATGGGGTGATCAACCTTGGCGAATTCGTCACGCAGCCGCAGAAAAGATTGTTGCCAAATCTGAGCCGGGATCATAAGGTGAAAATCACCAAATCACAACTACGGCAAATCATCAAAGAAGAGATTTCCGAAACAATAGCACATGAGAGCCAGGTCCCTGCGGATTCAGCACACAATGTTTTATCAAGTGTTGCAAAACTTCTTGGTGATGTTTCTATTCTCAAAGAGATGCCGGGAATTGAAGGAGAGGCTTTGGAAACGGTAGAAGAAATGAAATCAAAACTTCATAAGTTACTTGGCGACCTTCAAGCTTATGTTAATAGAGTAGACCCTCTGTAAAACTCTCAAGCCCAGATAAACTAAACACCCCACAAATTACCTGATACAATAATACACGCTTTTAGAAGGAGTGCGCTTATGGTGCGGATTGCACATTTCGGGGATACCCACATCAAAAATCTGAAATACCATTACGAGTATCGTAAAGCATTTGAGGAAATTTACAAGACCCTGCGAGAGCAGAACGTAGACTATATCGTCCACACGGGTGATTTGGCTCATACAAAAACACAACTCTCACCAGAGTACTTTGAACTAGCCACAGACTTCCTGAAGAACTTGGCTGACATCGCCGAGACTCACATCATCCTCGGCAATCACGATGGCAACCTGCGGAACAGCAGCCGCCAAGATGCCATCACTCCGATTGTGGAAGCACTCAACCACCCAAGCCTAATCCTACACAAGTATTCAGGCGAGGTTCAGTTGGAAGATAATCTAACGCTTAACGTTTTGTCAATCTTTGACGAGACCAATTGGGAAGACCCGACCGATCCTACTGCAATTAATATCGCTCTTTATCACGGAGCAATTAATAATAGCCAAACAGACCTTGGTTGGGTCATGGATCACGGTGACCACGACATTTCTGTGTTTGATAAATTTGACTACGCTATGTTGGGCGACATCCACAAAACCAATCAGGTTCTCAATGAGAGTGGAACTATCCGCTACTGTGGCTCCACTATCCAGCAAAACCACGGCGAGACAAACGACAAGGGCTTTTTGATTTGGGATATCAAAAGCAAGACTCATTATGAAGTTAGGCACCACCTCGTCAAAAATGTCAAACCGTTTATGACGATTGAGATGACAGAGAAGGGCAACATCCCACGTAAACTGGATATCCCAGAGGGTGCCCGGCTGCGTGTAGTTACTCGCCATAAAGTTTCTTTGGATAAGATCCGCCGTGTGATGGATATTGTCAAGTCTCGCTTCAAGCCTGAGAGTCTATCATTTGTCAATAAGGCTGGACTCAAACGGGACAGCGTGAATGTTGACGACCTTGGCAACACAGAGAACCTGCGGGATCAAGCAGTTCAAGAGCGATTAATTCGGGAATACTTAAAAGAATATGAACCAGAGACAAAGACACTAGAAAAAGTATTCCAACTCAATTCTCGCTACGATGCCCATGTCAACGGTGATGAAGCTGGGTTACGAAATGTAGAGTGGTCGCTGAAAAAGATGGAGTGGGATAATCTCTTCAACTACGGCGAAGGCAATGAAATTAACTTTGACAAACTGAACGGAGTTGTCGGAGTATTTGGAAAAAACTATTCAGGCAAGAGTTCTGTTGTTGACAGTATGCTTTACACAGTATATAACTCCATTAGCAAGAACAACCGCAAGAACCTAAATATCATCAACCAGAACAAGCCTTCTGGCTGCGGGCGTGCAGAGATTGAAATTGCCGGCAAAACCTACATCATTGAGCGGAAGTCCGAGAAATACACTCGCAAACTTCATGGGGAAGAAACCGAAGAAGCCAAGACAGATGTAGAGTTCACAGTTTACGACCCAGCTACCGACGAGGAAACAAGCTTAAACTCTCTTGATCGTAATGGGACTGATAAAGCAATCCGGCGAATCTTTGGAACCATTGACGACTTTTTGCTAACAAGTATGTCCAGCCAGATGGGTGCGATGACCTTCATCAACGAGGGTTCAACCAAGCGTAAGGAAATTCTTGCTAAGTTCTTGGACTTAGACCAGTTTGAAAAGAAGTTCAAGCTAGCTAAAAATGACAGCATAGAAACCCGTGCGTTGCTTAGAAAATTGGAAGATAATAATTTTGATGAAGAAATTACGCAACTCACAAAACAATTGACCGATAATGAAAAGGCCCGGACAAGACAAGAAAAGAAATGCAGTAGGCTAGCCACTCAGCTAGAAACTATTTCTGAAAGAACAAGAGAGATTGATGGACTTTTCGCATCTGCCCCTGTTGAGCTTATTAATATTAGAAAAGAGACGGCAAGACTTGCGGCAGCAGGACAAGAGCGATCAGACCTCAATCTCAAAATTGCCCAGACCAAAAATCAAAAGAAAGATGTTTTGGCGCAAGCCCAAGTCCTAAAGGGGCTTTTAGACAACACAAACGTCTCAGCACTTAAAGAGAAGATCGCCGAGTGTGACAATTTACAAAAAGAGACTACAAGCTTAGAAGCTGAGATAAATCTTCAAAACTCCAACAGAGAGAATTACGATAAGAAGGTTCGGATTCTTGGCGAAGTGCCTTGTGGCCCTGAGTTCTCTCATTGTAAATTTATCAAAGATGCTTATGAGTCGCAAACCCTCTTAGAGGAGTGCCGCAAGACTTTGATGGTTTTGAATCGCCGCCACTCTCAGCTTACCGGCAAATTGGAAGCAATGGATGTAGAGACGCTGGAAACAGAGCGGAAACTCTACAAGGAAAGGGATAAGGAATACGCTGACCTCTGTACCGAGGCGACCAACCTTGATCTGCTTTTGGCGAAAACCAAAAACAAAATCCATTTGCTTACCAACGAAATGGCGGGCATAAAAGAAAAGATTGAAATTTACGAACTTAACAAAGAAGCGATTGAAAACCGAGAGGAACTCATCAGAGAACAAGATGACCTCAAAGAACAATCCATCAAAGTTGAAAGCGACATCGCTATTTGCGAAAGCAAAGTCCTTGACCTTGTAAAGCAACACGGTGGCATTGAAACCCAGATTGAAAACATCAAAGGCAAACAACAAGAACTGGAAGACCTGCGGACTGACTACGCTGCCTATGATTTGTTTATGCGCTGTACTCATCCCAATGGAATCAGCTATGATGTTGTGAAGCGGATGCTCCCTCTTATCAACGAGGAGATCAGCACGGTTCTTGCTAACGTCACCGACTTCGACATCTTTTTCGAGGCAGAAAAGAATAAGTTAGACATCTTCATCAAGCATCCAAAATACGAAGCACGACCTTTAGAGATGGCTTCCGGCGCAGAGAAAACGCTTGCAGCCATCGCCATCCGCATTGCCCTAACCAATGTGTCAACCCTACCAAAATCAGACATTATGATTATGGATGAGCCAGGCACAGCGTTGGATGCCGAAAACCTTGAAGGCTTTATGCGAGTGATGGAAATGATTAAGGGCTACTACAAGACTGTGCTTTTGATTACTCACTTGGATAGTCTCAAAGATATTGCCGATATGACTATTGACATTGAGCGTCAAGATGGTTATGCTTATGTCAATCAATAATAATATTTCGTCCCCGCAAAATGAGGACGAGCGAGAGCGTGAGTACCGACAACAACTTTCAAAAAAGAGGCAAAAGGATAAGAACAAGCCAAAGGGCAACGATATCATTATGACGCCTGATTGGGTTGCGGAAGATATGGTACGCCACTTTGCCCCGACAGGTAATATATTAGAGCCTTGCCGAGGCGATGGAGTTTTTACTAATCTAATGCCAACAGCAGAATGGTGTGAAATTACGGAGGGACGAGACTTCTTTGATTGGGACAAACCAGTGGACTGGATTATTTCTAATCCACCATACTCTCTCGCACGAAAATTCTTCCTTCACTCGTTTGAGGTGGCTGATAATGTAGTGTATCTTATCCCTGTTTGGAAAGCATTTATGGCTTATGGACTTATAACATCCGCCCAAAAATATGGTGGGATAAAAGAAATAAGGTGGTATGGAACTGGTAGTAAATTAGGATTTCCTATGGGAAATGGTATAGGTGCGATTTACTGGAAGAAGGATTACAAAGGTCCAATGAGCCAAACTTTTTACGACCCAGAGATAAGTGAAAGTCGGTGATTATTTTGAAGGCAACAAATAATAAAAAGACTATTGACATTGAGCGTCAAGATGGTTATGCTTATGTCAATCAATAAATTTGCTGCTTGTATTATATTATTAGCAGGTTGTACGGAGGAGCCGTGTAACATCCCGCAATCCACCCAAAACGGAATGTATGAACTGCGACTGGAAGAAACCAGCGGTGACTGCGGCAGAGTATGGGAAGTCATAGAGACTGAATTGATTGATGGGGCACCAATGCCCCCTGATGATGATGCTGGATGTTCTCTCAATACAAGAAACTGGGAACCTAACACTTGCTCTACCCGCACGACCTTTGATTGTAATGATGCTGCTTTTTGGGAAATGCAAATGGATTGGATTGTTACAAGCCACGCAAACGATGAAAGTATGGTGTTTGGAACCCTGCGCCTTCAAGCCATAAACTACGCCCATCTTTATATGTGCGAATCAGTTTACTACTTTGAAGGTTTTAAAAAAGAATAGTGAAACCCGGAGACTTAGTACAAAGTAACTTGTTTGACCCTGATGGATCTGGCGGTTACGGACTTGTGATGGGACCTTGCGATGCTTCCGGATATTGGAATATTTGGTGGGTTGGCGAAACAACACCCGCCAGTAGAATGATAGAAGACTATCCTCACGGAGCAATTATTGATATTCACGAAGATGACATAGTCGTTGTCTCGCAGTAATATTGTTATGTTCCCGCAAAATGGGATTTTTCAACCTATTTATAATACCTGCGGAGGCTTATAGATGAAAATTACAAAATCTCAACTAAGAAAGATTATTAAAGAAGAGATTTCGAAAGTATTAGTCGAAGAAGAAAGACTTGAACCCAAAGAATACATAGAAAGAATTGAAGATATGGGCGCTAGCGTCGTCTGGGACCTTCTCTATGCTGCTAAAAATGATACTGACGTAATGCGGTATCTGCCAGCACACCTGACCCCAGAATATGCACAAAATACTCTTCTTGATCTGGGTGATTTGCTAGAGGTTACTGGTGAAGATTGGGATGAACTTGCACAGAAGATAGCCACAGCTGTGCCCCGCAAACCGTTACCCGGTGGGCGGCTTCGTCGGTAAATTTGGCGGCTAATAAAAAAATACAAACCGTCTAAAACCTGATACAATAGAACTATTGACATTGAGCGTCAAGATGGGTATGCTTTCGTATCTCAATAAAATAAAATACCACTGGGAGTGTGGACGACATTCTAATATACCTCGGTGTTGTATCTTGTGGTTTATTGGTCCGTGGAGAATAGTGTTGAGGGTTCCCAGGCTTTGGGATATGTTTTATGAAAATGATTCACATTATATTCGCTGCCCTTTGTGCAGGGTCAGAAATCGTCGGAACAAAATAAAAGAATGTAAATGCGAGATATGAAAGCCGGCGACCTTGTACAAAGCAACATATTCCACCCCAGTGGCTCGGGGGGATATGGGCTTGTGATAGGTCCCTGTGATATAGCGGGATACTGGAATGTTTGGTGGGTCGGCGAGACTACGCCTATCAGCAGAATGATAGAAGACTATCCGCATGGTGCCATTATTGATATTCACGAGGAAGACATTGTTGTCGTTTCTGCGGGCACACAAAATAAAAAATGAAAGCCGGTGATCTTGTTAGGTTTAAATACTCGGGTGGAGATGCCGAAGGGTGGAAAATTGGGCTACTAAAAGAATACCACACTTGGGAAAAAGTAGCAACCATTATTTATCACGGAAAAGATATAAGAGTAATGGCAGGACTCGTTCAGATACATAAACGGGCTAAAAGAAAATAAACATACTATTTATTACTAGACCCAACAAGGAGAGTCAAACCTATGTCTATCACCCGAGCCCGCGCTAGAGAAATCATTGAAGAAGTTTTCAACAAGAAAAAACTACAAGAAGCTGAAGTTCCTGATGATGAGGGACAACAGGGTAATCAAATCAAAAACCCATTAGCAGACATTAATGCTATCAGAAGAATGATCAACTCTCGTCTTGAGGGAAAAATGGAGTGGAGACAAGGTGCCGTCATGTTCTTGGAGTTTGTTTTTGAATTCCTAGAAGAAGGCGCACAAGCAAGTGACCTTCTGATAATTTGTAAAGAGTTGATGGGCGACGCCCACGGCAACAGATTATATAACACCCTTAAAATTATGGCTCAGGTATACAATGAAAGAAAAAAAGCCGGAACACTTGAAGACGTGGACGCTGATTTTGCTGGCGACATAGAGTCTAAAATCGCCGCGCTTGGCGAAAAAGGTTTGGATTCTCCCCAGAAGAAGAAGAAGGACGAGGCGGGGGATCTATAATGAAACTCACAAAATCCCAACTCCGAAAAATCATCAAGGAAGAGGTTTCCAAGGCTCTATCGGCTCTGGATGAAGTTCTGCCTCCCGGCATGTCTGCTGCCAAAACAGGTCCCGGTAGCTTATCTCAGAAGAAACAAGACGAAGCCAGAAGCCTTTATCAAGATATTGCCAACAATGAAAAGCTCTCGCCGGAAGCCCGGAAAGAAGCACAGGACCAACTTGACCGCGAGAACGCTATACTGACCGTCGGCGCAGCGAGAAAATTAGGACTTAAGTCTGGACACTTGAAATCACCGTATTGATAAGATCAGCATTCTGATCGCTAAAAGATCTCATCTCCCCTATTTATATCTATAGAGGAGGTGTCATAGCAATGCACGAAAAACTAGACCAATGGCTCGGTAAGTGGGCCTCACGAAAACTAATAGTATGGGGAACCTCTACTGCCTTTTTGGCAAGCGGACAGCTTACAAGTAGTGACTGGGTAGCTGTATCTCTCGCATACATCGGGTTACAAGGCGCAGCCGACATCGCTGCTAAATGGAAGCACGGTAAATGAAATGGTTGTGGTACAAAATGAAATCCGGCTGGTGGAAACTGGTATTGGGTGTTGTTGTAGTGGCAAGTTTGTTGATCTACTTTTACCGTTTGTTGAAGCCAGCAGATAACAAAGTGGAATATCTGGAAGCAATAAGGACAGAAACCACACTAGCCTTAAAGGAAAACCAGTTGCGTGGTAGACTAGAAAAAGATAAGATCGGAGCAGTCAAGAGCGTCTTTCAAAATCGTCTAAGGGATACTGAGAGAATACACGACCGAGATGAACGCTTGAAGGCTTTGATTAGATTACATGATGAATTGGACTTATAAGGAGAATCACAATGGTAGATATCCCCACATTAGAGATTGAAGATTACGATCCAGAACTAAACGAAGAACAGGAAACTGTTGAAGATCAGTCCGGAGGCGCATTGACTTACGCTATTGTCGGTGCTGGTCAAGGCGGTGGTCGTATGGCAAAAGCGTTTTTTGATATGGGTTATACTAAAACAGTTGCTGTCAATACAGCGAGGTCTGACTTGAACGGATTAGATATTCCGGATGATCAAAAGTTTCTTGTTGACGAGCACGGCGAACAGGGTGCCGGCAAGGACCAAGCCAAAGCCGAAGCAGCCATTGAGCGCAAGGAGCAAGAAGTATTCAACAAGTTCCGCGAAGTTTTCGGAACCAATGTTGACCGCATTTTGATTTGTCTTGGTGTGTCTGGCGGATCTGGCGGCGGCACAGTCAACACTCTTATCAGAGTAGCCAAGAAGTACTTTACTTATATTGGCGTAGAAGATGTTGATCAGCGAGTCGGTGTCGTTGCTTCTCTTCCAACTGCTGGTGAATCAGCTTCCCCAACGGTAGCTAAGAACGCCCATGCTCGCATCACCCAACTTTGCGGGCTCGCAGAAAAAGGAAAGATTGCTCCCCTCATCATGGTGGACAACGAGAAGATTAAAAAACTATATCCAAAACTCACAGTCAAGAAATTCTGGACAACTATCAACAATACAGTCGCTGGCTTGTTCCACGTCTTCAACGTACTGGCAAACCAAGATTCAGAGTACACAACCTTTGATGCTACAGATTATGATAGCATTATGCGCCAGCCTGGCTGCATGATTATGGGCGTAACGAGTGTCAAGGATGTTGAGAGTGAGACAGCTATTTCTACGGCTCTCAAGAAAAATCTAGAAAAAACACTTCTCGCTGAAGGTTTTGACTTGACAACTGCTACAGGTGCTGCTTGTATTGTTGTTGGTGGCGAAGAAATCTTTGAAGAGACGGTTGGCTTGATGGACAGCATTGAGTTTGGGTTTGACACTTTGGCAGCTTTGACCGGCGGTGCAATCATTCACCGCGGAATTTATGAAGATGACAAGAGAGATAAACTTGTCACTTACACATTGGTCAGCGGTCTGAAACGTCCTGCTAAGAGAATTGAAGGACTTAAGAAGTTCCTCAAGAAGTAATATGAGAATAGTAGTTTCACTTATACTGCTCTTTTCGTTCAACGCCGTTGCGGCAGAGGTTACCAAGTTTGAACCTCGCCCAGCGGCTGTTGAACAAGAGGGCAACACCTATGTTGGAATCCTGTTGAGCGAAGAAGACTTTCGCAAAATACTGGAAAAGAAAATTGACACCAACGCCAAGCTTGGTGAGTGCTCAATAGATAAGCAGGTTTGTGCGAAACAAAAAGAGATATACCTAAACCAGACTAAAAAACTTGAAGAGTCTCTGTTGAAAAACAATTCTTGGTTTAACAGAAATCGTGGAACTCTCGGTCTTGTCACGGGTTTGGTCGTCGGTGCCGGGATGTCTATTGCAATTGTTCATGCGGTATATCCACAATGAGTAACAAAGATTACAACTACATCGCTGCCGTGGAGAAAGCTATTGCCGATAAATATGGTAAAAACACCGTGCAGGATTTCCGAAATGAATGGGAAGACAGCAAGGAGCATGAGTACCTGCGGCAACTGAAAGAAAGAAACAGAAAAAGGTCCTCACACCAGCACAACACCTCGGAAGAACTCCGAGGAAATGTCATAGTAAAGAAGCCGACTAAAGAGAGTTCGGCAGACAGAACCTGCCCAGTGTGTAAAACATATTCATTTTCCACGAAGGACGACCTATATATGAATAGGTTCCAAGCCTGTTTTGAGTGTTACTTGGACTTTATTGAAAGTCGCGAGTCCCGCTGGAAAGAAGGTTGGAGACCAGACCAAGAACGCATGGAACATGCCTTAAGGAGAAGAAAATAATGGCAACAGTGTTAGACATAATCAAGGGTTTAAACCAAGCAGCCGCCAACGGCTATGATGGTTCAGAAATAGAAGAAAATATTGGACTTCTCCGTGAGGAAGGGGATCCCATTCTTGATAGCCGTGTTATGGACGGCTTTCGTGTTCGCTTCTCCGCAGACAAAATGATCGTAACTTATCAAGCAGAATGTATGCTCAAGGAGACTCATCCTCGCAACCAATTTGAAAACGAGATTGAGCGCCGCTTTGTAGATATCGTGAAATTTCTGAAGAAGGAATACAAGAACATCACTAAGAACTCTGTTACTTTGTCAGAGACAGCACCTGTTGATATTTTAGTACAAACAACTTCAAGAGTACGCACTTGGGTTCAAGCTAAGAAGCAGTACACCATCGGCGGGATGAGCGAAGCAATCGCAAATCGCAGAGACTCAGAACAAGATGCAGACAGACCATATGAGCAACGCTTTAGGGCTTTCATGGAATTGGCTTCTGACAAGCGTCCATCTAACGACACCTCTTCCAAGAATCCTGATACGCCGGAGGCATAATGCCATCCAGTAAAAAGGAGATGATGGCGGAGATTGTCCGCTGTGGAAAAGATCCCGTTTACTTCTGTAATAATCACGCAAAGATTTCACACCCTATGAAGGGTTTGATTCCTTTTGATATGTATGATTTCCAAGAAGAGACCCTGAGAGATTTTAAAGACAACCGTTTTAGTGTTATCTTGAAAGCTCGCCAGTTGGGGATTTCCACTAGTGTGGCAGCTTATGTCTGCTGGATGATGTTGTTTCATCGCGACAAGAACGTTTTGATCGTCGCCACAAAACTCCAGACAGCCACAAACCTTGTTAAGAAGATCAAGGCTATTCATAAGAATTTACCAAGCTGGCTAAAAATCTCAGATATAAGCATTGATAACCGGACTTCGTTTGAGTTGTCAAACGGCTCTCAGGTAAAGGCTTCTTCTACTTCTGGCGACGCAGGTCGTTCTGAGGCATTATCTTTGTTGGTAGTTGACGAAGCGGCCTTTGTGGAAGGTATGGAAGAATTGTGGGCTGGTCTTTACCCCACGCTGTCAACTGGTGGACGCTGTATTGCACTATCAACCCCTAACGGTGTTGGTAACTGGTTCCACAAAACATACACAGAGGCAGAAGAAGAAAAGAACGACTTTCATACAATACGTCTGCCGTGGGATGTACACCCTGAGCGAGATCAAGAGTGGTTTGAGAAAGAGACCAGAAACATGTCTCGCCGAGAAATCGCACAAGAGCTTGAGTGCAACTTCAATGCTTCGGGCGAGACAGTTATTCACGGGGACGATCTAAAAATAATATTAGAGAATATCAAAGAACCAACACACCAGACAGGATTTGATAGAAATTATTGGATATGGAAAGAGCCCCAGCCAGACAGGCAATATATTTTAGTAGCTGACGTAGCCAGGGGCGACGGATCAGATTATAGCGTCGGACACGTATTTGACACCCAAACAATGGAGCAAGTGGCAGAGTACCAAGGAAAGGTAACGCCAGATATGTTTGCTCCATTGTTGTTTTCAATGGCGGATGAGTATAACAATGCTTTATTGATAATTGAAAACAACTCTTTGGGAGTAGGGGTGCTAAGCAGGCTTCAAGATTTAGACTATAAGAATCTGTATTATAGTATAAAATCAACACATGAGTATGTTGATGAAGTGACGGCAGAAGCTATTGGTGGAGTTCCCGGTTTCACCATGTCTATGAAAACCCGCCCACTAGTAATTGCTAAGTTTGAGGAATTCGTGAGAAATAAACTAATTACTATTAACTCAATGAGGTTGGCAAACGAAATTAAGACTTTTGTTTGGCATAATGGAAGACCTCAAGCAATGAGGAGCTATAACGACGATCTAGTTATAGCTGCTTCAATTGGTTGCTGGGTAAGAGGAACGGCGCTTACAGCGAACAAGCGGGAGGAAACATACAGAAGAGCTTTATTGAATAGCATCTCCGTGTCTGGAAAAACAATAAATACAAATATTGAAGGACAAGCGGGATATCGCCAAGGGCATCAAAAGTTCCGAGGCACCGATGGAAGATCGCATGATTTAGGCTGGATTTTGAAAGGATAACAATGGCTGACGACTATAATTCAAACGATGGAAACAATCCTCGCAACAAACAATCAGGACTATTCAAGAGTCTGACTAGGCTTTTTAGTGGGCCTATCGTAGATTATGACAGACCTGCTGTTATCCGCACGAACCGCCGTGACGTTAAAAAGTATACTTTTACCACTGGCACAGGTCGCGAGTTTAAAAAGAAAGAATATTACAATCCGTTCGGATCACTCAGCAACAAAGTCCTGACAGCTAGAAACAAGCAGATCAGATACACTGACTTTGACCAGATGGAGTATATGCCCGAAATTGCTTCTACTTTGGATATTTATGCCGACGAGATTACTACATCAACAGTCTTTAATCCTATTGTAGCTGTTGATTGTTCTAACCGTGAGATCAAAGATATTCTGACAACACTGATGTACACTGTGTTGAATATTGAGTCAAACTTATTTGGCTGGGCACGCAGCATGTGCAAGTATGGTGATTATTATCTTTACATGGATATTGATGACAAACTTGGAATCACAAATGTTATTCCGCTGCCAGTCCGTGAGATTGAGAGGATTGAGGGCACAGATAAAACAAATCCAAACTATATTCAATACTTCTGGCAGGGCGCAGAAGGAAACAAGGGTGTAACTTTTGAAAATTGGCAAGTCTGCCATTTCAGAGTTTTGGGAAATGATAAGTATGTTCCAAACGGAACGTCGGTACTTGAACCATCTCGCCGTATTTGGCGGCAACTTACTTTGCTTGAAGATGCCATGATGGCTTATCGTATTGTTCGTTCACCAGAACGCCGTGTGTTTTATATTGATGTTGGAAACATTTCTCCCGAAGATGTAGAACAGTATATTGAACAAGTTAAGACGCAAATGAAGCGCAACCAAATCGTAGATGAAGACAATGGTCGCGTTGATTTGCGTTATAATGCAATGAGCGTTGATGAGGATTATTATATTCCCATTCGTGGAGCGGCTAGTAATACAAGAATTGAAACTTTGGCCGGCGGACAGTTCACAGGCGACATTGATGATGTGAACTATCTTCGCGATAAGCTATTTTCAGCCCTCAAAGTACCAAAGGCTTACTTAGCTCAGACCGATGCAATTGAGGATAAGACAACCTTATCCCAGAAGGATATCCGTTTTGCTCGAACAATTCAACGACTTCAGAGGGTTGTTGTTGCCGAGCTAGAAAAGATGTGCATTGTCCATCTTTACACTCTTGGTTTCCGCGATTCGGATCTGACTTCATTTAATCTAACTCTGAATAACCCATCTAAGATTGCTGAACTTCAAGAGCTGGAACATCTTCGTACCAAGTTTGATATTGCCGGCGCGGCAACTGATGGGTACTTCTCCAAGCGTTGGGTTTACAAGAACATCTTTAAGTTGGACAACGAAGAAGTTGAAAGAATACAGATTGAGATGTATGGCGACGCCAAGTTCGGATCAGCAATTGAGGAGGCTGGAACAATACCAGACACCGATGGCGGCGCGGGCGGCGATGATGACTTTGGTGATATGTTAGGTGGCGACGACCTGGCAACGGAAGAATTGCCAGAGGAAGAGCCGGGGGCACTTTTAGCAGAGCCCGAACCCGGACAACGCGACGACGGAAAACCCAGAGGTCGCCAAAAACGAGGAGCCAGGTTAAGGTCTGATCTTGCCAAAGCGGGAGGAGAGTCTGCAAAGCCTGGCAATAGGAATAAAAGGAGACTATTTAATGGAGGAGATTCCATATCTAAACAGCTTGTCCGCCCAATGGATTCTTTAGGTAACGGAATAGTCAGAACTAGAGAGTCGGTAGATAAAGAGGAAGAGATCTTGTTTAATAATCAATTTGAAATTGGCAAGCTTATAGAACAATTGGAAAGTAAAGATGAAGGTCAAGCATAACAAAAAGAGAAATACTGCTTTCTTGTTTGAAGCATTGGTTCGCGAACTAACAAAGTCAGTTGTAAATAACAACAAGCGACGCACAGCCGCTACTAAAAAGATTCTTTCTGAACATTTTCGCAAAGGCAATCCACTATATGAAGAGGTTGATTGTTATAACTCTATTGCCGGACGTCAAGGGCTAGAGTCTGATATAGCAAAAAGAGTCTTGGAACTTGCCAAGGAGACCTATGACAAGTTAGACGCTCAAGAGATATTTAAAGAACAATCCCAAGTCATCAAAAAGATAAACACAACATTGGGCAAATCTGTTTATGACAACTTTGTGCCAAACTATAAATCTTTTGCAACCATTGCTCAGATATTTGGAGACAAGGCACCCATCAAGAGTAGAGTTCTGATGGAGCAGAATCTTGTTCAAGAGTTGACATCAAACCCAGACGGTAAAGAAGAGATGAAGCCAGTTGATAGTCTGGTGGTGTCTAGTTTTGCTAAGAGGTTCAATGAGCAATATTCAGATATGCTTGAAGAACAGCAGAAATTGCTAGGAAAATATATTATATCTTTTGGGCAAAACGAAGTTGATTTTCGTATTCATGTGGGCACAGAGCTACGCCGCCTAAGAGAGGCTATTGAAAGATCTCTAGAGATGGAAGAAGTGAAACAAGACAAAGAGATGTCGGCAAGTACCAACGCCGTATTGGATCAGATAAATGAAATGCACATTTCAGACATATCTGAAAAAGACATCCTAAAGATTCTCAAGCTTCAAAAACTAGTAAGTGAGTATCAGTCAGATGCCGATTAATATTTCTTTCCAAAAAAGAGAACCAGCAGTTCAGGCGCAAATTCCACTTAAGATCTCTAAGACCTTAGATGGAAATTTGATCATTGATGATCATGAGTGCATGGACATTGTGGTTAACCCAATGGAAGGAAGGATAATAACTCTCCCAAAACCATATGCAGAAAAAGATGTATACGAGTACCAAAGAGATTTGATGTATTATCTCTTCAAGGGCGGCGTTACTGATGCTGCTGTACCAACAGGTGGCGCAGCGTTTGGAATGGTAGAGGCGTCTTATCCAACAAAGAGTTCAATACACATCAACTCATTACAGTCCGTTCTATATTTGATAAGTGAGTATATCGCAACGACCGCTCATGATGAAGACCTTGCGAAAGAATACGACAAGAACATTGAAGACAGGTTTGTTGATCCACCAGATTCAGAGACTACGGCTCTAGGGCAAGTTCAGCCATACGAAGATAACCCAGAGGCTTATCAAACTGGCGACCCTACTTATTCTTTTGCCGGCTATGGCTACTACTACTAGAAAGAAGTATTTGTGGAATTAGCATATTTTATACTGTCCTGTTACGGGCTAACTCAAATTTTAGTTTACTCAAAAATTTTAGAAGCAATTCGCCCAAATCATCATTTCTTTCATTGTCCAATGTGTATAGGTTTTTGGGCTGGATCCCTTCTTCTGTTCCTAAACCCATTTACAGAACTATTTACCTTTGATGTTTCTTTGATAAACGCCCTTCTCTTGGGTTGTTTATCATCTGGAACATCTTATGCGTTATGTGTGCTCATATCGGACGGAGGATTTCAACATGAATACCGAACTAGAAGGGATGTGGACGCAAAAATGGAGACTGAGACCAGTCGCCAGGTGTTGCAGGGGTAGCAGTATCGTGCGGGTAGCGCCCGCACTCTAAGGAGAATATTATGAAGATCACAAAATCACACCTAAGAAAGATTATCAAAGAAGAAGTTTCAAAGGTTCTTTCGGAAGAGACATGGCGTTCACTTCCTCCAACTGATCGGCCGCATGAAAAGAACTCTTGGCAAGATTGGGTCGGAAGAGCCTCCGAGAGAACAGATCCAGAAATGAGGGACTCCGATCTAAATAATGCAGTAGAGGTATTCATCCACCACAATGAGGGCGATGCTGACCGTCTCCGTGTCCTCGCCTCTAGGATGGCGGAACAGTACGCAGAGGCCGGCTTCACAGAGTTTGCCAACTACTTGAATAGGTACATGAAGGATGTATCTTTCAGGCGGTTCCAACGCTGAATCTTTTAAAGCTATAGCTGGCTCTTTTTAATAAAGGAAAGATAAAATGACAAGCAAGTACATTCTACAAGAGTTTATGAATCTAGATTACAGCAATAGTCTTCTCACTGAAGCGGAGCGCCAAGGTAATATTGACGGAATTCATCTCATAGTGGCGGGACCAATCCAGAGAGCCGACACACCAAACGGAAACCAGAGAATTTACCCAAAAGGATTGCTAGAAAGAGAGATGAAGAACTATGACAAGCTAGTCAAAGAGCGCCGAGCAACAGGTGAATTAGATCACCCAGACAAGCAAGAAGTCAGATTAACACATGTCAGCCACCTTGTTACTGAGGTGTGGTGGAATGGTAATGACGTCATGGGCAAGATCAAGATTCTGGACACGCCTGCTGGCAAGATTGCAAAGCAACTGGTTGAGGGCGGCGTTCAGCTTGGAATCTCTAGTCGTGGTCTTGGGTCTACTCGTCAAGAAAACGGCATGACCATAGTTGAAGACGACTTCCAGCTTGTTTGTTTTGACTTGGTTTCTGAGCCAAGCACAGCCGGCGCATTCTTGGTCGCAGAAAGCAAAATGAGAGAACGTCTAACAAGTCTCACCAAGGCAGATCGTATCAACCGTGCCCTAAACGATATTTTACGCACATAAAAAAAAGAGGTTATAATGAAAAAATCGGAACTCAAGTCACTCATCAAAGAATGTATTAAAGAGGTCATCTTTGAGGAGGGTGTTCTGTCTGGCATTATTACAGAAGTTGCCAGCGGTATGAATAACATAAACATGAATAGAGAGTCTCAGCAGACCTCGCCAGCGATGGAGCGAATTGCTCAACAGAGTGCTCAGGCATCCAAGCTGATGGAAGATAAGCGCAAAGAGGTTATGGATGCCGTAGCCTCCAACAATTATGAAGATTTGAAGAAGAAGTTTGCCAACCCTGAGTTTTTCGCTGGCACCCAGCCGCTTCAGGAGAACAAAGGGCAGTCGGCTTTATCAAACGTGCCATCTGGCGACGCCGGACTAGACATTAGCAGCATCCCCGGATTTGGACATTGGGGGTCCGTAGCTCAAACATCAGAAAGTAAAAAGCGATGAGAAGAAATCACAACCACAAAAGAAACAAAAGCAATAGAATTGATACCTGTGTGACCGTCCGAGCCGAAGAGTGCCGAGGTGACGCAGAGAAAATGGTTCGCAAGTTTTGCAAGAAAGTGAAGCGTGATGGAATCATTGATGAATTTAGGAGCCGCACCCATTATACGAAACCAAGTGTGAAGGGCGCGGAAAGAAGAAGAGCAAAGAAAAGACTCATAGCCCAGGTGAATAGAAAAAGAAACGAACTATTTACAGCTAGAGATAACTTTAAGAGGAGAAGACGTTAATGGGATACTCACCAGATCAAAGCGCACATTTTAAGGGTTTTTATGACAGGGGTCCAGGGATCTCTAGTGTTGGTTCTTATCAAATTGCGGGAACTCCTTTTATCACAGGCAGTGCTGTTGCTGATGGAGCAGAGGTCCAAGTAGATTTCCCAACTGTCACAAGATCAATTACAGTCATCAACAAGGACGCGTCCGGCAACGACGCCATCAGGGTACACTTCGCGAATCAGGCTTCTGCCTGCACTCCTGCTAAGTTGCACTTTATCACGCTTGATGCGAAGAACTCATCTGTGACAATGAATGTAAAAGCAAAATCTATCTGGATTTCAAACGACTCTGGCAATGATAGTAACTTTGAATTGTTTGCAGAACTAACAGGGATCAATGAAGGCGCTATGTGGACTTTGACCGGCGCAGGCATTGACGCATAGTCGGAGGATTAGATAATGGGCGCGTTCGGCGGCGGCGGAGGAAATTTTTCACCTTCACCAAACAACATACAGGGCGACGCTACTGTAAGTGGCAAGCTTGGTGTTGGAACAGCTACACCCACAGCAACACTTGAGGTATCGTCTACTGATACTTATGCTGGTATTACTGTTGATGGTGCCATCGTGCCCCGTGCTATCTTCAACGGGAGAAACGCCGCTAGTCACTTTTGGGGCGTTGGCATCCAAGATAATGCTGCTACTAGGTTTTCTGTCGGGCACACATCTGCCGGCACCGCCCCCGCCAACGCCGGACATGAATCTATGAATGATTATTTGATTATTGATACTAGCGGTAAGGTTGGCGTCGGTGATTTTGTTGCTACAACCTTGGCCGCAAGACTCCACGTTTCCGCTTCTGCGGATGCAGAAACCTTGTTCAAGGTGGATGCTTTTGCCCAGGCTACTGATGGGTTCGTTATAACGGATAGTGGTGGATCTGCTTACACTACAATAAACAAAGCTGCTCAAACCACCTATCCTTTGGATGTCGGCGGTACGGTGAATGCAACTGCTTTATCTGTTGGTGATGTATCAATTACTTCAACTCCTGCTGAACTCAACCTTTTAGACGCGTCAGCAACAACTCCTTCTGCCGGCGCTTGGGTCGCTACTACTAGAATTATGAAAGTAACCTTGGCAGCTACGGGTTCTGTAGCAGGATCTCCGCACACAATTCCGGGGGCCGTGATTCCGGATAATGCAATCATAACAGCGGTCACCTTTGATCCAACCACCCCAGTAGCAAGCGCAGGCGGTAACGTAACTTTGGACTTTTCTATGACAGGTATCGCCAGCTTTGCTGCACTAGCAGGCATGGGAAGCTTCCCTCAAGCTTATTTTTCCACGCTTAATGGGTTGAGTGTGACGGGCAAAACAACCGCTTCATCCAATCTGTCTGTCACTTATGGGACTGAGGATGCTACGGCTGGCGCAGTAGATATCTACATTCATTATTTTATTGGCGCTTAGTAGAAAGCAGATTTCTCGTCGTTTACTAAAGTAAATAACTATTTATTTTTGATGTATTATCATCAGATGAGAGGATTTATCTATGTCTAATATGCTAGAGCAAGCAATTGTTGACGCAAAAACCTTACGTGAAGCTGCAATGAAGAACGCCGAAACGGCAGTCGTTGAGAAATACTCCGACGAAGTTCGTGATGCAGTAAGCAAGCTTTTGGAGCAGGAAGATTTTGATCTTGGACTTGAGGACACAACAGGAGAACCAGCCACAACAGAGATTCCGGAAGAAGCAGAGGAAACTCTTGATCAGGCCCCTCCTGCCCATCTTTCCGAAGATGAAACCATTGTTATTGATTTAAATGATATTGGCAAGACCCTTGGAAAAGAATTGGCTTCAGGCGAAGCTAGCACTGATGATGGTGTGCCCCGCGAAGAAATGATTGATAATCTAGAGGTAGCTGCCGAGGTCTCCGATGAAGAGCCAGGCAACCGCTCAGATGATGAAGAGATTGAAATCAACGAAGAAGAATTAGCAGACCTATTCAGGGAGATGCTTTCTTCAGATAATACAGAAGTTGTTGAAGAGGTTAAGACTAAGGATCAAGTTGAGATTGATGAAGCCAGGGGCGACGAGATTGAAAAACAGAACAGAGAAGATCACCCCCACGAGGCAGATCCTTACTCTGAGCACGCCGAACTAGTTCGCAGTGATTACACTGACGGAATGGAAGCAGAAGATATTGCTTGGCGAGAAAGAGCACAAAAGTCTGAACAACTCACCGAAGAAAATAAGAATCTTAAAAAAGAAATTGCTAAGCTTAAGGGAATCCTTGGCACAGCAAAAACCACACTTGAAGAAATAAACTTGCAAAATGCAAGGTTATTGTATGCGAATCGTGTTCTAGGAGACTCCTCCTTGAATGAGCAGCAAAAAAACAAAATTGCTGAGATGGTCGATAAGGCACGGTCGGTAGAAGAAGCAAGGTTGATATTTGAAACCCTTCAAAAGACAATGGCGAGCACAGAAAAGAAAGCTCCTCAATCATTGTCTGAAGCAGTATCTAAATCATCCTCAGTTATTCTTGGCGGGAATCGTAGAGATGAACGCACTGCCGATGAGAACCCAACAAAAAATCGTTGGGCAACACTCGCAGGTCTTAAACACTGATCAAATCATAAGGAGATTATAAAAATGTCAGTATTAGAAACACTCACAGAAGGTATCAAGGCACGTTCCTTGTCCTCCGAGGGTGAAGCACTTCTACAGAAGTGGGAAAAGACTGGTCTTCTAGAGGGTCTTGGCGATGTTACTCGTAATAACATGGCTCGTCTACTAGAAAACCAAGCTGCCCAACTTCTCAAAGAGTCCAGCACAATGGAACTGGGCGATGTAGAGGGTTTCTCCGCAGTTGCATTTCCAATCGTTCGTCGTGTATTCGGCAATCTATTGGCACAGGATCTTGTATCCGTTCAACCAATGAGCCTTCCATCAGGTCTCATTTTCTTCCTTGATTTCACTTACAACAGCGCAATGGCTGCTGATGGTGCAGAAATCAACGAATCAATCTACGGTGGTAACGTAGTCGCCAGCCAGTTGACTGGTGGTGTTGACTTGGGTTCCGACCCAGCCAAGGATCCAGAGCAGAGCTTCTATGCCCTTAACAATGGTTTCGGCATGGCAACAGGTAGTGCTATCGGTCTTCCTGCTGCATTAGCTGCCGGTGATAACATCGGTACCTCCAGAGCGTGGGCCGACCCAATCACAGCAGCCGAGCTTGCTCGTCTTCAGGATGATCCAGATATTGTTTCGTACCTAAAAAACAATGCTGCTGCTGAAGTTATTGAGGTTAAGGTTTTGGCTGCCAACGTTGATACCGTGTTCCCACGCCTCAACAAGGACAACCTCGGTGCTATTGATATTAATAACACCCCAGCTAATGGTGTTCAGGTTCGTCGTTTGACCCGTTTTGAGTCCAACGGTGACCTTAGCTTCATTCTGTTCCACGACAATGGTGCTGCTTCCTCGAATGGCAACACTGCCGGCACATACAACTATGCAGACAGCATTGAGGGTAGTACCGCTGCCGGTTCTGTAATCGGTGGAAACTACTGGCCATTGGAAGCTGAGTCAACACTCAAGGAAATTGACATCAAAGTTGATTCCGTAGCTGTCACAGCAATGACCCGTAAGCTCAAGGCTAAGTGGAGCCCCGAGCTTGCTCAAGATTTGAACGCTTATCACAACCTTGACGCTGAAGTTGAGCTTACAAGCATTCTTTCTGAGCAGATCGCTCTTGAAATTGATCAAGAGATTCTCAAGGACCTCACCGAAGGCGCAACCGCTGGTACATTGTACTGGTCTCGTAGCCCAGGCAAGTTCGTTGACCGTGAAAGCGGTGCAAAGACAAACACAAGCACCTATCCTGACTTCACAGGTACCGTATCCGAGTGGTACGAAACTCTTCTTGAGACTGTGAACGACGTAAGTGCTCGTATTCACCGTAAGACACTTCGCGGTGGTGCCAACTTCTTGGTCACCTCCCCAGAAGTAGCTTCCATTCTTGAGTTCACCAGCGGTTTCCGCGCTTCTACTTCCGTAGACGACGACAAGACCGGCTCCTGGGGTGCTCAGGCTGTTGGTTCTCTAAACCGTAAGATGGACATCCACGTGGATCCATACTTCCCACGCAACCTTCTTCTCGTTGGTCGCCGCGGTAGTAGCTTCCTAGAAAGTGGATATGTCTACGCTCCTTACGTACCACTACAAGTCACACCCACCATCTTTGGTGTAGAAGACTTCGTGCCTCGCAAGGGCGTGATGACTCGCTATGCCAAGAAGATGGTTCGTCCTGACATGTATGGTGTTGTCGTTGTTCGCGATTTGGTTGTCAATACTGACGCATAATCAGCGCGACATAAATAATATTCTGAATATTATTTGAGTGAACCCCGTCCTTGTGACGGGGTTTTCTTTTTAAGGTAAACCTTTATAAAAGTCAAAAACTACTTATACAATAGACGAGGGTTCAAAATGCCAACTAATTTACAACCAGCTAGCACTCTGAGTGCAACAGTGTTGCCTGCAACAGGATCCCCAGGAGATGTCCAGGCAACATTGGCTTATAATATTTACACAACCGATGCATTCTATAGTGGTGCCGCTGATCAAGTTGCTTACACCTACAATAAGTTGGGGGGCAATGTATTAGACTTAGAGATAACCCCTTCTAATGTTTATAATGCTTATGAAGAGGCTTGTTTAGAGTATTCTTATCTGGTCAACACTCACCAGTCTAAGAATGTTCTTTCTAGTTTGTTGGGCAATTCTACAGGATCGTTTGACCAAGACGGCGAACTTACTGCTTATGATCCAGGCACCGGAGAGAAGCCAAACCTTAAATACCCAAGATTCCAACTAGGGTATATTAATAATGTTGGTGATAGTATTGGCACCCATGTTGGCATGGGTAGTAGCCAAACGCTATATTCTGCGTCTTTTACTCCGATAGATGAAGTGCAAGACTACGACCTTCAGGCAATTATTTATACTGCTTCTTTGGAAGCCGATTCTCCGTTCAAGGATTTGGTAGGAAAAAAAGCAATCACAATTCAGAGAGTGTATTATAAGACCCCTGCTGCAATGTGGAACTTCTATGGTGGCTATGCAGTCGGCTCAGTGGGTAACCTATCCACTTATGGTATGTACGCTGATGATAGCTCTTTTCAGTTGGTCCCAGCTTGGCAGAATGTTTTGCAAGCATATGCTTTTGAAGAGGATCTTCATGTTCGAGCATCACACTGGTCATTTAAGATCAACAATAATAAACTGAGAATCTTCCCAAAACCAAACGGACAAGAGCCTGAAAAGTTCTGGGTGGAGTTCCGAGTAGCCGAAGAGGCTTTCACGGAAGAGAGCGATCGTAAGTATGGCGCTGATGGCGTAAACAATATGAACACGTTGCCATTCCCGAATGTTCCATATAAGAACATTAACAGTATTGGTAAGCAATGGTGCAGAAGGTTTGCTCTGTCTTTGGCTAAGGAAACCTTGGGTCAGGTTAGATCTAAACTGGCTACCATACCTATTCCAAATAATGACATTACGCTAAACGGATCAGCCTTGGTTAGTGAGGCAAAAGAGGAACAACTAAATCTTCGGAACGAACTGAAGGAAACGCTGGACCAGATGGTTTATGCTGCTCTCGCAGATCAAGACCAGCGATTCCAGAACAGTGTTGCTGATATAGTCCAGAAGATGCCAACAGGCATTTATGTGGGGTAATGTAAATGCCTCAGAATAAATGGACCCAGCCCGTACAGCCCCCACCGCCGCTATTCGTTGGTAAGGCAGAACGAGATTTTGTCAAACAGATCAATGATGAAATCATTGAGAAGATTGTTGGACAACAGGTATTATATTTTCCAATTGACAACAACAGGACAAACTATAACATTTATGGCGAGGCAATAGAAAAAACATTCTTACCTCCCATTAGAGTTTATTCTTTGGTAGAGTTTACGGGACCAAACAGAGTCCAAGAAGAATATGGCTTTGATAATTTATATTCCATCAATGTCCACTTTCATAAGCGCCGACTCACAGAAGATCAAGATCTCTTTGTGCGCTTAGGTGACTTTGTTCAGTATGACCAGATGTTCTTTGAGATTGTTGATGCTTGGGAGCCTCGTTATATTTTTGGACAAGATAGTGACTTCGCTGATGGAACATCGCTAGCAGTGACTGCCACTTGCCGCCAAACTCGTAGCGGAGTATTTAATCCTGCTGGGAATCTCGGCGGACAACACAAGAAAGCATAGGAATTTTTAGTATGCCTAAGAATACAAAGTTAGATCAAGATTTGAAAGCAGATTACAGTCTGAACCCCTCAACCTTAGAGGATATAGATACTGCGCTTTTCAACTATGTAAATGATTCTCTAAATGTCTTCTGTGATACAAATGATGGCTTCAAGAAAGTCCCTGTAATATTTGCCGGCGCAGAAAGAGCGTTTCAAATAAAGAACCAACAAGAGTTAAGAGAGAATGGTCGCTCTCTAGAGTACCCAATCATCTCTTTGGTTAGAACATCTTTGACAAAAAACCCTCAGAACAAAGGTCGCTATGGTGTTTACATCCCGCCATACTTTGATTTTTATAAAAAAGGCGGAAGCATCCCTATTGCACGCCAGGTACAGCAGGAAAAAACCAGAGACCGAGCAAACGCAACTTCTCTTAGGGTGTTCGGAAATGGAACAAATACAAATTATAATACTTTCCCATTTGAAAACGAAAAAATTGTGTATGAGACTCTGTTTGTTCCTAATCCAACATTTGTGGAGATGGTCTACCAAATTAAGTTGATTTCTAACTACCAGCAACAGATGAATCAGATGTTGGCACCCTTCTTATCAACATTCTCCACGCCTGCGGTTTTCAATATTACTCACCAGGGCAACACTTATGAAGCTTTTGTGGATCCAGACTTTGGGAATGAGAGTAATAATGCCGCACTAAACACAGATGAGAGAGTGTTTAAGTCAACTGTCACTGTAAAGGTTTTGGGGCACATAATTGGCGCTGATAAGAACCAAGAAACACCATCTGTTGCAGTGGTTGAATCCGCCGCAGAAGTGGTGATTGGACGAGAGAGAACAGTGGTTCAGGATGAGCCAGAGTTTCATGCGAGAAGAAAAGATAAATATAGACGCTAATCATAAAAGGATATTGGTGGGTGTTTGGATTTATCAGCTACTATTTATTAGTAGCATTTAGTATGTCTATGCTAGTATAATAGCGTTTTTACAACGAGGAGAAGGATTTTCAATGGCTGACAACTCTTCAAGAAAGTTTAAGTTTATTTCCCCAGGGGTATTCATAGATGAAATAGATAATTCCCAACTACCCGAACAACCCGGTGCTGTTGGGCCTTTGGTTATTGGCAGATCTCGCAAGGGACCAGCTAATAAGCCTGTCACAGTTTCTTCATTTTCTGACTTTGTTCAGACATTCGGAGAGCCTGTTCCCGGCAACGAGAACAGCGATGTGTGGCGCGAAGGCAATCACACTGCTCCTACTTACGCAGCATATGCTGCCCAGGCTTGGCTAAGAAACAGTTCACCACTTACGTTCATGCGTGTGTTGGGTGACGAATCTTCTGATGCCAGTGCTTCTGGTAAGGCTGGTTGGAAGGTCAACCCAGTTAAAATAACCGGCACAGCTAAAGAAATGAATGCCAATGGTGGTGTTTACGCTTTGTGTGTCTGGCCATCTTCATCCGCTACTGCTAGTCCACACCTGTCCGGCGCTGTTGCCGCACAAATTTACATGGACTCAGGGCGTGTTCTAGTTTCCGGCACTGTTGCTGGAACTGAGACAACTTCCCAAGCCGGTTCAACAGTATATGAGGTTAGTAGCCTTGACGATATTACGCTAGTTTTCACCGGCAGCGCAGTTAATAGCAAGGTAACAGTCAGTTTGAATCCTGACAGTGAGAACTTCATCCGCAAGGCACTCAACACAAACCCAACTATTACTAATAGCGCAATTACAGATGCTGCAACACAGACCTTTTATCAGGGTGGCATCTACTTCTTGGGCGAGTCGTTTGAACGCTCTTTGGTGGCAACTGGTTCTACATCTATTGGTGAACTTGCCGGCGGATCCACCGCTGGGTACTACGTTGCAATGCTTCCAATGATCGCCTCAGTGAGCGCATCTTTGGGAACAGTTCAGCAAAACGATTTTGAAGGCGCTGCAACCAGAGCCTCCACAGGCTGGTTCATCTCCCAGGATCTTTCTAATAACAACGCAGCATATTTCGCAAGAAACATGCAAAAGCTTTTCCGCTTGGAAGCACTAAGTGCCGGCGAGTGGACTCAAAGGGATGTAAAAATATCAATCTCTAACATCAAAGCGCCACAAGGTGATTACCAATCATTCGGCACATTCTCAGTTTTGGTCCGAGACCTACAAGATACTGATAGCCGCCCAGTGATTCTGGAACGCTTTGATGAGCTTAGTTTGAATCCAGCCGCAGCAAATTACATTGCCAAGGCTATCGGTGACAAATATGAAGTATACGACCAAGGCGAGAAGCGTCTTGTACAGTATGGTGAATATGACAACCGTTCCAATTTTATCCGTGTTGTCATGAATGACGATGTGGCTGCCGGCACAGGTGAGAGCCGCTGGTTGCCATTCGGCGTTTGGGGACCCCTCAAGTATCGTGATGTTGGTTATGCTTCTGGTTCTGGTGGCTGGTCCTCCGATCTAGGCGGTCCAGTGTCCGCTTCTTTGGGTGCCACCCAAACATTGTTGTTCGGCGGCTCTGATGATCATTACGGCAACATCGGACACTCACAAGGAACACAGCGTGACCTACTTCATGTTCCCTTGTTTGAGGCAACTACAGTAATGACCCTTAACTCAACCGTCACAAAGGCTGGCTTGGATGGTGACACTTTCGTCCTAACAGATACCAACGGCGATGACGTGACATTTGATTTTGAACAAACTGTAAACACTGTTACTGATGGAACCATAGGCATTCTAGGAATGGCAGATCTTAACACTGATGTTCTTGCTACTCAGATTGCTGCTGCTATCAACGATGCATCAATTACGTTGAATATTACAGCGGTTGTAACAGACCCTGGTGGAGCAGGAAAGTCTGCCACTATTTCTCTTACACAACAGCAAGGCGGCTCAGCCGGCAATAGAGTGGTTGATATGTCAGGCGTAACGGATATTGATGCCCCAGACTTCACTGGTGGTGGGGGCTTCAAAGGTTCTATCTCCTTCCCATCGGTTCCTCTTCGCACCCTATCAACTTGGGGCGAACCAAAGAGCTTAAAGAGCACTTATTGGGGAGCATGGACAGGTAGAACTGGCACAGACACATTCTTTAACTCTCAGATTCCAGATTGCTTGAGAATCCGTTCTTTTGATGTGTCTAGCAACTCTGATCCTGCTTCAACCTCTCATGACGTTGAGGGTGAACAAACAGCCCTTGAGGCTTCTGATCCAACAACCATTTCTTGGGTGTTCTCCCTTGACAATGTTTCTGGTTCTTCAGCCGCAGGCTATACCTATGGTTCTGGATACCGTGCTGCTGGCACAAGCTTGACAGCACCAGGCGATGCTTCATATAAGACAGCCTTGGCTGCCGGTATTGACCGCTTTACTACCACTTTACACGGTGGTTCTGACGGCTACAATATCAAAGAGCGCGAACCATTTAGAAATACTAAGATGACTGCAACAGACGAGAAAGACTCCTACGAGTTGTTCTCTTTGAGAAAGGCAGTCAACATTGCAGCCGACAAGGACTTCGTTCAAATGAACGCTGTCACTATTCCCGGCATCTGGCGTCCAGCAGTAACAAACTTCTTGCTTGACGCAGCAGAAGAGCGTGGCGATGCACTAGCCATCATTGATCTTCAGTACGGCTTTACGCCAAGCACCGAAGACACTGGTTCAGTAGCAACTCGCAACGCTGCCAACACAGCAACACAGGCTGCTGATACCCTAGCCGCTCGTAGCATCAATAACAGCTACGGTGCAGCATATTACCCCTGGGTTAGAATCCTAGACACCAACACAAATCAGAACTTGTGGGTACCACCCTCAGTAGCTGCTCTCGGTGTCTTGTCTTCTACCGACAGAATCAATGCCCCATGGTTTGCTCCTGCCGGATTTACCCGTGGCGGTCTTAGCGAAGGCGCAGCCGGGCTTCCCGTGCTTGATGTCTCAAGAAGGCTCACCTCTGACGAGCGTGATAAACTCTATGAGAACAACATCAACCCCATCGCTAAATTCCCAGCAGAGGGTATTGTCATCTTCGGACAAAAGACACTACAGCAGACAGCTTCTGCTCTAGACCGTATCAACGTTCGTCGCTTGATGATCTACTTGAAGCGTGAGATTTCCTTCATTGCTTCCCGACTCTTGTTCGGTCCTAATACAAAAGATACTTGGGATCGCTTCTTGGGTCAGGCTGGTCCATTACTAGAGAGTGTTCGTGCTGAGTTTGGTATTGATGATTTCCGTCTCGTTCTTGACGAAACAACCACAACGCCTGACTTGGTTGATCGCAACATTATTTACGCTAAGCTACTCGTCAAGCCCACCCGCTCTGTAGAGTACTTCGCAATTGATTTTGTAGTTACAAACAGTGGGGCAGCCTTTGAGGATTAATTTGAAGGCGACTAATTATATTATTGAGGAGTATGATAAATAATGTCAAGCTTATTTTGGAACGACGTAAGAACTGAGCCTAAGCGTAGGTTTCGGTTTGAACTTAAGTTTAGCAGTCGCACACTTGGACAGGGTGCTATCCCCGTCTGGACAATCAAAACCGCTAGCAAGCCAAAGGCAAATGTTAGCACTATTGAGCACCAGTACGTTGATCACACTTTCAAATATCCCGGTAGAGTTACCTGGGATCCAATTTCAATTACTTTGGTAGACCCTGTAGACCCAGATCTTTCCTATGCTTTCCTTGATGTGCTAGGTGCTGCTGGCTACAAGTTCCCAACCACTGCTTCCCGTTCCAAGTTGAGCTTAAGTAAGAAGCAATTCGCTGAGCAAATCGGCTCCGTGTTCATTGATCAGATTGATGAGAACGGCGACATTATTGAGCGTTGGGAACTTATTAACCCATTCATTACTTCTGTTGACTTTGGTGGCAGTTTGGACTACTCTTCCGACGACATGAACGAAGTAACTGTAGAAGTAACTTATGACTGGGCAAGACTTACTCAGACGCAGGCAAACGGTCGCGACCAAACAGCCGCTGCTGACTGATTCTAAACGGAAACAAAAACATACGTTACAATAGACAAAAGAAAGGTTTCAAATGAGTCGTAATGAAAATAGAACAGGATTTCCTGAAGATTTCACCCCCCAAGATGATACACCAACTCCTGCTGTTGCAACAACAGTAGGCGCTGGTGCGCCTGATACACAACCAGCATTTTCATGGTCTGTGCCAACAGAGTTCGTAACACTGCCCAGTGGAGGAAGATTTTACGAACCCGGACACCCTCTCCACAACAAGGAGTCGGTAGAGATCAAGTTCATGACAGCCAAGGAGGAGGATATCCTCACTTCCCGAGCCCTTCTAAAAGAAGGAGTCGCTTTGGACAGGATGCTTCAGAATTTAGTTGTTGATAAGGATGTTCGCATCGGGTCCTTGTTGATCGGTGATAAAAATGCCCTACTGGTGGCAGCACGAAGAACAGGATATGGGGCAGATTACGAGACCAATGTGACATGTCCCGGCTGCGGGCAGACGGATGAGTTTTCATTTGATATCAGCGACCCTAATATTACTCCTTTTACAGAGAATATGGACTCTCACAATGTTACATTGACAAGTGGCGGCACCTTGGTTATTACGTTGCCAATGACAAACGCCCAAGTAGAGTGTCGTATGCTATCGGGAGAAGATGAGGTTCGCCTTTACAAAGAAGCCACCAGAAAGCAGAAAAAGAAGCTAGCAACAGGGACAATGACGGATATGTTCCGAAGCTACATTGTCAGCGTGAACGGCAATGATTCGCCCTTGGTGATAGAGGCGTTCATTCAGGCAGTTCCGGCTAAAGATGCGCGAGTTTTGAGGGCAGCTTATTCAGAGTGTGTTCCTAACATTGATATGACACAAGAGTATGTCTGCACCAATTGCGGACACACGGCGGACATGGAGGTTCCGCTCTCTGCGGACTTTTTTTGGCCTAAATGATGAATATATAGAAAGTGTTTACGAGCAGATCTTTCAACTAAAGTATCATGGCGGCTGGAGTTTCTTTGAATCATACAACTTGCCAGTAAGTGTTCGTATTTGGTTTTTGAACCGTCTTGTAGAGCAAAAAAATAAAGAATCCGATTCAATTAAATCAAACGCTACTGCTTCCAAGGGACGAGGGCGAACCTATACTCCGTAAGAATTGGTTTACGAAACTACTTAGTAAACATAGGACTAGGAGTATTGGCAAGTGCAAATAGATTTTGAAAACGACGTCTTAGACCTTACCCAATTTCGGGGTGATGAGCTAAACGAAAATATTCTCCACGTTTTTGCTGCGTGGATTGAGTACCTTTTGAGCAAAATGTTTAAAGGACGAAGAGTCCCTGTCAGGGTCAAAGGCAACAGAATAGAAGTAGAAAGATTTACTGATGCTTTGGTGAATGAAAAAAAGTACCTAGACTTCATTAAGAAGTACGGACTAGATGATCCAATGACTTATAATCAAAAAGCAAAGCTTGAGATTGCTATCAAGAGATTTGAGAGAGAAGCCGGCATCAACTGGCCTATCAAGGGGTAGGTTAGATGACTAACGAAAACAATAACAATAACAATAACAATAATGCAAATGCAGATCAGATAGCACAACTTAATCGGCTCCTGAAAGAGCAAGCCGATTTGCAGAATAGATCCAACAATGCACACAGGGACCGCCTCAATCTCCAGGCAAAGCTAAATGGAGATCTCAAGGCATACCTTGACCTCAAAAGAGAGCAACAGGCTCTTCAAAAAGCCGGCATTGATTTATCCGAAGCTGATCAACAAGCACTAGAGTCGTTTCATAATGAGATTGATGAAGCGACCAAAAAGCTTATAGAACTCGCAGAGGCCCAAGACAAACTTAATCAACGAACCAAGGCTGTCTCTGACGGTATTAGGGAGTTTACTGGCGCAAATGTAGATTTTATCAAGCAGATAAAAATAAACGAAGAAGGTGTTACAGATTACTCTGATGCTTTCGCCGAACTGGGCAAGTCAATAACTAAAGGCACCCGTTCAGCAGCCAAAGGACTAGATGCCCTAAATATCAGCCTAGCTAAGCAGACTGGCTTTACAACTGCTTTACGTCAAGATGTGTATGATTTGGCTGACAGTCAAAATGGACTGTTTCTGTCACTTTCCGAAAGCGAGAAAGTTGTAGGATCCCTCAGTGTTGGATTTAAAATGTATGCAGCTTTGAGTAAAACTGCGCGGGCAGAAACCAATGCCCTTGCTGGTCGTTTTAGCAAGCTGGGCGTGGACGCTGGAGCGTTTTCCGAAGCCCTAGACCAACTTAATGAGGGTTTCGGACTGACTCGTTCAGGCGCACTCGCAGCCATGGCAGAATTTGAAAATCTAGCCATTAGAACGGGGCAGCCCTTGTCGGCAGTTGTGAATGACTTTAAGGACCTGGGTCCGCAAATGGCGAGATTTGGCACTGATGGTGTCCGGGTCTTTACAAAATTGAACCAACAAGCACGAACTTTGGGGCTAACCACCAGACAGGCATTTGATATCTCTGAATTGTTTGATACCTTTGAAGGATCCGCCGATGTTGCCGGCAAGCTAAATGCACAATTAGGACTTCAGGTTAACTCTGTAGAACTAATGGCAGCTTCCTCAGAGGAGCGATTGAAGATTCTCCGGGCAGAATTTGATATGCGCGGAATCCACATGAAAGATATGGGACGCCGCCAGAAGCAAATGGTTGCAGAAATTCTCAAGACAGATGTTTTGACTGCTGAGCGACTTTTGGGCGATCCGATGGAAATGCGTAAATTCCAAAGAGAACAAGCGAACAACCAAGATAGAATTCAAAAATATACAACAGCCGTAGATAAATTCAGTGAGGCTTGGGAACAATTGTTTATCAATATATCGCCTTGGCTCAACGGAATGATAGAAACATTTGGCGCTATAGCTGAAGCTATTAACTGGCTTATAGCTAGCCCACTTGGGAAAATGGCTAGCTATGTGATTGTGATGGCAGGAGCAGCCATGAGGTTCGCAAAAATGTTAGGAGTTGCTGGTAGTTTTATGTCAAAGTTGGCCTGGTTTGCGAAAAAGATCCTTATACCCTTTCTGATTATAAAAGATGTCCTTCAGGCAATGGGGTTTATGGCTGATGACAAAGAGCAATGGGCAGCCCAAAAGCGCCTTATGGCCGGTACTGCTGCTGGGGCCTCCACCGCTGCTGTTGCCGGCGCTGCTGGTTTGGCAGGCGGACCACTGGCATTTTTGACAGGTGCTGGTGGTTTTATGGCTGGTTATGGCGTCGGTCGCGAAATCCCAGAATTGGTGCAAGATAAAACACTCCCATCTGGACAGCCGACCTTGATTGCTCGTGCCGGTCAGCGCCCAATTATAACAAGTCACATGGATACAGTTACCGCTAGCAAAGGTAGCTCTGCGGGGAGTCTAGAGCGAAAGTTTGACAAACTTAGCAACGCTGTCTTGGCACTAGCTAACCGTCCAGTTCAAGCTACCATGGAGGTGGACGGGGAGAAGCTCGGGAAAGTGGTTCTTCAAGGAGCCTCCCCAGCGTAGGCGAAAAAGAGCAGGAGATGAATAATGCCGTTTAATCCAAACATATACTCAGAAGGTTCTAGGCACCAGTTTAAAGAGCGCGGCGAGGATCTAACGATTAAGCATGTGCCCACAGGAGAGATGGTGGTATTCCCGGCATTCATAGACTTGTTCAGTGATAACTTTTCCTCACAGTGGAACGCTGAAGATGTTTACGGGCGCATGGATCCTATTTCAACATTCATGAACACAAAGAGGTCATTATCTGTAGCATGGTGGGTTCCCGCAGATTCTTTTGAACATGCTGAAGAAAACCTAGCCAAAGCCAACAAGCTTATGAGTTTCTTGTATCCTCTTTATGATAATCCCGGCAAGGGCAGTGGCGGAGCAACGGTCATCAACCAAGGTCCGCTAATGCGAGTAAGTTTTGGGAACCTGATCAGGAATGCTAAAACTGGTCGCGGACTGCTGGGATATGTGAACGGCTTTACTTTTGATCCTGCGGTTGAATACGGAATGTTTAACCGCCGTGGGGCATTTAGCAGCGAACTTGAGCCCGACAGTAAAGGCAGGACAAGAAATCCTCAATGGAATGAGTATTACCCAAAAACGTATAGGCTTAACTTTGAATTTACTGTCCTACATGAGCACGAATTAGGATATCGCCAAGTTGGCAAAGAGGGTAACAAATTTGCTTATAACTCTGGGAGGATAAATGAGCTGACCTTTCCCTATAGCACGGAAAGGTCCGACGAGGGAAAACTTGCCTCCACCAAGACACGCATCAAGAACCGTGATCCCGATGGCCTCTATCGCGACAAGGAGACTGGCGAGCTAACGGGGTTCAAGAAAACAGACCCAAATAGCCCCGCCGAAGCCGATGCATCCCGAATTCTGGGCAATAAAAAGGATTAAACAACATGACATATTCACGATACGCCGGCAGAAGAATATTCAAAAATGAAGACCCTAACTACAGAAATGTATTCTTCCGCAGAAGGGGCATTAGGGAAACTTACCAATATGAATCTCCCCAGTTTAGGTATCCCTCAAATGATTACATGGCTGACCTTACCAATGTCACAGAGGTTTGGAAGGCAACAGACAAACTTTATAATGTCTCTAATGAATATTATGGTTCACCCGATTATTGGTGGGTCATTGCATGGTATAACAAAAAGGGTTCGGAAGCAGAGTTTAAAGTAGGTGACATCTATTATGTGCCACTTCCCCTTCAAGATGTATTGGTGTTCTTCTGATGAGTGATACGCCTATTGGTAACGAGCCGGATCCATATCAGGACCTTGTCGAGCGAGCGAAAGCGGCGAGGAGCGAAGCTGATGCTGCAAACCGCAGAGCTAGGGGTTTGCCAGCCGAGGTACACGAATCGCCCTTCACGCATCAAACAGTTGAGTTTGAAACTAGAGAGCAGGCGGAAAAATACATTCGTGAGAACGCCTGGCAGGCTGGACTCTCTCGCGAAGGCGAGTCACAGCCAACTCCAAATTATAAAGCAGCGCAAGACTTTATAGAACAAGACGATTTGAGGAAGGGCTCAGCCAGGGCACAAAAGGCCCGCGAAGAAGCCGCCGAAGCCGCGCGAATTGCCGCCGGCAAAGCAGATGTTCGCCAAACGGGACAAGAAGTCCTCATCGCGAATATGCGTAAAATCAGGCTCGCGACCTCTATAACCTCAGCAGCCATCACCCGTGGGTTTGGCAATGTGTCCGGAGATCTCTACAAAAAACTCCTAGAAGAAAGGAATAAGTATATTATTCCAGCGGCGCAAATGCCCCCGCAAGGTGTGCTAGAGCTTCTACAGCCAACAAATATGTCAGCATTTCTACACGCAACGCCGGCACAATTATCTTCCCTAATGCCTTTGTTGAGATTTTTTATTGTCTCAAAAAACAAGGACAAGAAAACCGGCAGACCACTTCAAAAAGAGGTGTATTTTAGTGATTTTGCTAGCGAGAAGAAAATCAAAGACTTAGCCGCTGCCCGCCGCGGGCATACTATATATGACCCAGACGACGACAAGACAAATAAGCTTTTCAGCAAGGGTTCTGAAGTTGGGATAAAAAGCTTTACATGGGATTATCACAACAAGCATGAAGGCGATAAAATTATCAAGGCAAAACTAGAATTATACTTTGGCACATTAACTGAGCTTATAAATAAGGAATATTTAAATTTTATTTTTACCAACGGAAAACACAACTCTGCCGACCCAAGTACGACGGGTACTGACCGCGGAGGAATATCCGCACGCATGAAGTATCTTGAAAAAAAGATTAAAGAAACAGAAGATTCCGGAGTTCTTCTTCCTGGCAAAAGTCCACAAAAAGCAAAAAATGATAAAGTAACAGATGATTTTAAGCAACTCAAGGTTGTAGTCGGGTGGTCAATCCCAAAAGGCAACCAGAAAGATCTAGAGAGACTGTTCGGTGGTCCCAAAAAATTTAAAAGCTTCAAGGAGGGCGTCCAAGCCACACAGAAAGTCATACTTCTTAACTTGACAAATTATGATGTAAACTTTTCCCAGGAAGGACCGGTGACGCTTTCTTTAGACTACGTGGGTTCTTCTGATAATTATCTTAGCTCTGTAGAGGCTGATATTCTAGGTGAAAATAATTTTTCCCAAGGCAACTTAAACAGTCAACAGGTTCTGATTTTTGCCGACGGCTTAGATAAGGATCTGGGACAAAGGAAAATAGACCCCAACGGTTACCTTTATCATCAAATGACTAATGATGAATATGGCAAAGTTCTGCTCTCGGAGTCAGGTAAAATACCTGTGCGCTTAGATAGGCTCAAGCGAGAGTCGGATTATATCGCAAGAAAGAGGGAGTTTGCAGTTCTGCAAGAATCTTATGGAAGCAATGTTAGCGAAAAGGGACAACAAGAAGGTTTAGAAAAGTTGGATTCTTATGCAGAATCTGTGGAAAAAGCATATAGCAGGGCTAAAAAAGAACTGCGAGTCAAAAGGTACGCATCCCTTATCAATAATCTCATCGGCGGCACTGGTCGTGGCTCGCGCGTTTATGTGGCTCATGCCACGAAGGGCGCAGATGATCAAGTTACCGTAAAGGTTGGCGGATCAGGTGCGAGAGCTAAAAAAGATGCGAAGGACCGGCTAAAAAAACTGGCAGAAATGACACCTGAAGACCGCGCTAAATTCATGAAAAGTGAGGATGGGAGCCCCCTTGGTAGAACATTCACTCGCGGCGAGAAAACAGAAGATGAGATGGCCCAAGTGAAGCCAGAGTATATGGCAATACCTTTTGTTCTTTTTGGTGATATTATTGCTGCTGCTATGCAAAATGCAGAAATGAGAGAAGACATTAAGTTAATCTTTGGGACTTTTACTCCCAGACTTGTGGGTATAACAGAAGGCAACGCGGACCCTTGGATTAACCATCATGAGCCAATCTACGATATTCCTATTGCTCTGGATTATCTGGTTCAGTTTTTGTTTGACAATATGGTAGATAAAGATCGCGACGAGTACCCATTTCGCTTGTTTTTTGACCAGTTTTTGAGAGCTATAACTATGCTTCTAAATAATCAGAGTGAATACAAGATGAGGATCTCATTTGATTACACCTTGTATATGACGCAGGAAGAAATAAAGCCAGAAAAAGATCCAGATTTACTGTTGTTGACAAAGAAAGACTTCCCAGATATACAGAAAAATCTTTTCAATCAAATAATCTCTTCAGACAAACCTGTATTGAGTTATTATGTTTTGTTTGCCCGGCAGGTCGTGACTGATTTCACAGGTGACCGAGTTAAAGATGAAAAGGCTGGAATCTTTCATTACGCTCTCGGGGCAGACAGGGGCATTGCCAAGAACTTTAATTTTTCCAAACAAGATACGCCCCAATTTCAGGCTTTACAAATTGAAGAAATCAATCGCCCTAATCGGTATCCAAATGCTTTAATTTTGCCACAGAATGTTTCGCTAGATATGGTTGGGAACACACTGCACAAAAATGGCGACTTAATCTGCGTTGATAGTCGCGCTGCTCTTGGGGCTATGGCAAACGAAGTACTGGCACTTGGGGGATACTACAGGGTTGTCCGGTCTTCTAATAAAATAACCAACCAGGGTTACTCAACTACAGTAGATGCTGTGTTTCAACATCGCATGAAAAACAAGAAGAGTGGTAGCTGATGGCAACTCAAAAAGATAGAAGAATTACCCCACAAGAAGATATCCTGCGTTACTCCTATGGTTCTAATGATTTAGGTGCCAAGAACATTTTTAAGGAAAGGCAGAGGTATAATAATACTATCTTCCCACCAGACCGAATTAAGAACTCTATCAGTACATGGAACACTGACAGGTTTTACGGCATTGTTAGTACAAAGGGCAATACTGTCACTGTAGATCAAAAATACCTCAAACCAATGCGTTATTCTGGAGACACGCAATTTGTTCTAAATTTTGTAGCCGATGCTTGGAGGGACTTTGCAGAGCGTGTTAGATCACTTGGCAACCAAAACTTAATTTATAAAGACAGTCCATGGTTTGACCCAAAGGTTATCAAGGCGTGGACACCCGCTTCTGCGAAATATGATAACTATATGCGAGAAGATGTATATAGCGTTTTCAACACCACTTTCTTGCCTTTAGGGGGCAAAGATAGAAGAATTACAGACATTGATAGTTTTCTCAGTGTGTTTGATGAATATATAGATATGGTAGTTTCGCTAGTTGGTCCAATCACTTTCAGTGGATTTTTGGAAGGTGGTATTATGTCGCCTCTGACTTCTGGGCTTATGTTAGAGATTGGCAGCCAAAACCCAAGCGAAGACTTCCCAAAGTCATATGAATACTTGGACGAAAATTTTGAACTCATTGCTTACATAGCTGCTCAGTACGGATTTATGATAGACCGAAATGTTCCATGGCGTCTAGTTGCTGACCTTCGCAGCGAGGCGATGCAGGAATACATGTATGGCGTACCTATTGAAGAATTTGACAGCGCGAATGTGGTGACCGAATGTGATCCCACCTTGCAAGACCCAGAGTTAGCGCCTATGGCGTTTGGCTATTCCCAAGTTCCCGGCATGGAAGATGTTGTGCGCCGTATAGCAGTCCATTTTGATGAAAACGGAGAGCCCCAACCCGGCTATCAAGAGTTCCAGAGCGTAAAGGATGCATCGTCACAACAGCAAGTGTTTGACATTCTGTTTTCCACAGCATATGATGAAACATGGAATTCAGATGCGGACAATCTCCAGACCTATTTGATCAATTTCTACAACACTTATGTTGCAACGTTGCCAGTTGTTAGTGTTCGCGAGGATTTCGTCCATGTTGATTGTGTTCCGGAAACTGAAGTTATTGAACGCCGCCAGATTGACGAATCAGAGTTTGAAGCCTCTTTTGGGGAAAGGTGGAAACTGAAGACATTCTATGTTTCCCGCTTGGTTGAGCGAGACCCCGAAAGGTCAACAAGCCTTAGAAGGCGAGAACTGCAAAAGATAATGAACATCTACAACTTGAGTACTCGCAACCCATATGATCGCGCTTTGCGGTTCATTCAAGAAGAGTATATCGGACCTTATGACACAGACCCATTAACAATAAGTACGGTAGGGGATATAATTGAGGCTGACCCACGGTTTAGAAGAGCAGAGAGTGTGAATGATTTTTCAAACCCTAGACGACAAATCGGATTGCGTAGGAATCTATATTCATAACAACTTGATCTTTGATCCGGATCAGTTTCCAGACTCATTAAGTAAGACTTGGAAATATGCTCCATACTTGCGAGATCTAGATGTTGATTATGTTTCCCTCTATTTGGAAGGCGGCAAGATCGCTGACAATATCCCTGAATATCTACAGGACGATTGGGAAGACGTGTCCAAGAAGATTCAAGCCTTCAAGCGTTCTCTCAGCATTTCAAAGGTTGACACATTTGAGAACTGCTTCTTTGATTTGGTGCCGCAGCGATTCTTGATGGAATTTTGCGAGGTAAAAAACAAAATCTGTCAACACATCGTCAAAACAGTAGAAAAACCTGATCGCTACGAATTCTACAAACACGTTTCTATGATGCTCGGTGACATAGCAACCAGACCAATAAACATTAGCAGAAAAGATGTTAAGTCACTCGCTCAGGTACAGAAGCTGGCAAACCAAGCAAAGGCTCTGTTGACTTCCCCGCCTTATGTCAATTATAATCAGTTTGGCACTAAGACCGGCAGGTTAACTACCAACAAAGGGTCTTTCCCGATCCTGACTCTTAACAAAGCCTTCAGGTCTGCCATCCTTCCGACCAATGATTATTATGTGGAACTAGATTTCAACGGTGCTGAGGTCCGAACACTGCTGGGACTGCTTGAAAAGCCACAACCAGCCGATGATGTGCATGAGTTCCATATGCGGGAAGTGTTCACCGACCTAACTTCCCGAGAAGATGCAAAGATCGCCTTCTTTTCGTGGCTTTATGGAGCAAATTCCTCAGAAATGCGTGCTCAGGCTGCCAAATTAGCCTCATTTTATGAGAAAGACTCACTATTGGACAAATATTGGGACGGAAACACAGTTAGAACGCCATTTAGGAAGGAAATACCCGATACTTCTCGTCATCATGCTCTGAATTACCTTGTGCAGTCTACCGCAGCAGAATTGACTCTAAAGCAGGCTCTAAAGGTTGAGCATGTCCTTCGGAATTACTCTAAGGGTTCAACCCTGGCGTTTCTGATTCATGACGCTATTGTTCTAGACATGAAAAATGAGGATGAACACCTAATTAATACGTTAGTGACTTTGATGTCTTCCACAAATTTTGGGAAATTCAAGGTAAACGTAAAAAGAGGTAAAACTCTTGGTTCTATGAGGGCAGTACAGTTTGGATAAAGTTATTGGACTAGGGAAGACCGGCTGTGCTGTTGCAGAACAACTAACAGCCTATCCAGAATACAGAATCTATAAAATAGATGCAGGAATTGAGGAGCGGGGAAGCTTATCCCTAGATTTCCAGCCTGACCACGCAGCTTACGAGACAAACATAGACCAACAAGAAGTAGAAGTCTACCTCCGATCAATCAAAAAGAAGGACCAAGTTCTTCTCATAGTGGAAGGTGGAGATCCTGTTTCGGGTGCGGCATTGAGAGTACTGGAAACCATTAAAGACTCCTCTTTGACGGTGTTATATATTTGCCCAGATAGGCTAATGAGTTCTGAGGTTCAAAAACGAGATGATCGCGTGGCCTTTAATGTATTGCAGGAATATGCTCGCAGTGGAGTCTTTGAAAGGATATTTCTTGTAGATAAGCTGACCGTGGAATCTCTAATTGGCGACGTCTCTATTCAGGAGTATGAAAAAAGCATTTCATATTTTATTGCTTATGTGGTTGCCATGATTAATTACTTTGACCACACAGACCCTGTTTTGGCTAACAAGCTTGATCCACATGTTATTTCCCGACTTGCTACTTTTGGGGTATCGTCTCTAGAAGAAGATAAGCAGGATATAAAGCTTCTCTTTCCTTTAGAGTCGCCCAGGGATATTCATTTCTTCTATGGCGTTCCGGAGGCAATGCTAACGGAAGATTCTTCTTTGACGAAGAAGATAAAAAACCATGTAAAAAGTTACAAAAACGAAGATGTATCAAGTAGTTTTTCTGTGTACTCAACTAGTTTTGATGACCTGATGGTTTTGTGTGTAGCTTATTCATCACAGATCCAACCCCATGTTGAAACTTCAAAGAAGTAGTTTAAAGACAAAATCAAAACTATTTATACCACATTCGTGAGGTAACTTTTTGATGAGTCAAAATAGGGGAGTTCTGCTAGCATCTTTTTTAAAGTCTGCTACAGAAGACCAAATATACAAAGAAGTTGAGTTTATTGTCAACAATCTAAATCTTACTAATAAATTTATATTTTTATTGGAAGACACCGACAATCCTGATAATAAGTTCTTGACTTATAATGCAGTGGTAAGCAAGGATAGGACATTTAATCCCCGGCTTTATACAATCCGAGTTCACAGAAAGAAGCAGACTAATACTCTTTATACCATCAATGCCCTTAATAAGGCAGTCGCCCTAGAACATGATGGAAAGACAGGTCGCCATCTGAAGCTGAGTTGGGAAAATTACAAGGATACAATCCTTTTGACAGCCGGCAAGGACCTCAAGGTTCATAACATCAGCGTCTCTAAAATCTTCAAAATTGAAGATGGTCCCGCCCCAGAAAGTGATTCCTCTGAGGGTTCAGAATAGCGCACCAGCTAACCCCTTCCTTTTTCTAGGGAAACAAAAAAACAACAAGATTTGCTATACATCCTATGAAGGTGTGCTATAGTAGATGTACGGTCAACTAACCAGTAAAGGAGAATACAATGGGTATTGATCTTGCAAAGATGCGGCAAAAGCACGCTGCTCTTACTAACCGAGGCGGTGACTCCGCTGACAACTTCTGGAAGCCTGATGAAGGCACGCACCAAGTTCGTTTGGTTTGTCCGAATGGCGGCGATCCATTCTTTGAAGCCTATTACCACTATGGCATGGGCGCTGAAGGAAAGACCACCGTTCTCAGTCCACGGACTAACGGTGATCCCGATCCCATCGCAGAGTGGGGAACTCGCCTTTGGAACGAAGGAACCGACGGCTCCAAGGAAGCAGCCAAACGCTTCTGGCCTAAGATGCGAATCTTCGCTCCTGTCGTCGTTCGTGGCGAAGAGGACAAGGGTGTTCGCTGGTGGGGCTTTTCCCGCACCACCTACCAAGCACTACTTGATGTAGTTCTTGACCCCGAGTACGGTGACATCACCGACACCGAGAAGGGTACCGACATTCGTATTGACTACGGCAAGAAGTCTGGTCAAGCGTTCCCAACCACTGATGTGCGCCCAATGCGCCGTACCAGCAAGCTGGCAAAGACGGAAGAGGAAGTCAACACTCTTCTGGAGAGCATCAAGCCTGCTGATGAGATTTTTGAAGTCGCTTCTTATGAAGACTGCGAAAAGGTTCTCAACGAGACACTTGGAGAAGTTACAGAAGTAGATTCCAGTGCCGGAACGACTCGCTACAATAATGCGACCACGGAAACCAAGGCTACGAAGAACATTTCAGACCTTGAAGGCGTGACGGACATTGAGTCAGCGTTTGACGATCTATTGGCGTAGTTGACCGCCAACCCGCAGGGAGGCACGGGGTACAGGTGTCTCTCCATTTATGGAGATAAAATGGCAAACAAAGCTGGAAATAGCCTTGTAAGTGATTTGCGAAGCGAATTAAACAAGGCAGCTAAAGAAAACATTGCATACGATCTGCACGGGGATAACCCAACGGACGTGAAGACTTGGATCTCAACGGGTTCAACTCTACTTGATTACATCATCTCTAACCGCAGAGACGGGGGAATCCCTGTCGGCAAGCTCACCACGATTGCTGGTGAATCTGCCAGCGGTAAGAGTCTTGTCGTCACCCAAATTCTAGCGAACACACAAAAGATGGGAGGCGTTGCTGTTTATATTGACACAGAGAACGCAGCCTCTCCAGACTTTATGGGTCAACTAGGACTTGACACCAAGAACAATTTCTTATATGTTCAGCCCGGTACGATTGAAGAAGTCTTTGAGACGATTGAGCGACTGATTGGTCGGCTACGAGAGAAAGCCCCAGACAAACTTGTTTGTATTGTGTGGGACAGCGTTGCCGGCACACCAGTCAAGGCGGAAGTTGAGGGCGACTACGACCCCAACAGCCGTATCGGTCTGACAGCCAAGGCACTAGCCAAGGGTATGCGAAAAGTCACAGAGACGCTCGGCAAAGAACAGATTGCCATGGTCTTCACCAACCAGTTGAAAACCAACATCGGCGTGATGTTCGGAGACAACCGAGTTGAGCCAGGTGGTAAGGCTTTGCCCTACCATGCCTCCACTCGTATTTGGCTGACTCAACACAAGGGAAAAGCCAACGGGGAGATCCGCAACGAGAAGAAGCAGGTTATCGGCTTCCACACGAGTGCCAAGACCATGAAGTCTCGCTTCGGTCCATCACCAAGGAGTTGTGAGTTTGATGTATTATTTGACCTTGCTAATGACCGAGTTGGAATTGATGATGAGGGCTCCTGGCTTTCTGCCATCGCTGGCACGCCTGGTTGTGTTCGCAGCGGTGCTTGGTATACAATCAACGTTGACGGCGAAGATAAAAAGTTCCAGAGCAAAGATTTCGTAAAACTTCTAGAAGATCCAAAATTCAAAGAAAGAGTGCTTGACATTCTTGAAGATGAGTGTAGGATAGGTAAGAAGTAAGAGGTGTACGTCACATGGAGTACGACCCGAAAAAGAAGATCAGCGACAAGTTTCTTAACTTGGCTCTGCGCCGCATCCTCGGACAGGAATATAGCGACCACATTCAGCACCGGCACGCTGCTGTTATTGTGAAGGGTGCTCGCGTTCTCGCCGTAGGCAGGAACAGAAACAAGACTCATCCTGTCTCTGTTTTTTATGAGGACGGCGAGAAGATCCCGAAAACTATTCATGCTGAGTTGGACGCCATCTCCAGAGTTAAAAATAAGGAACAACTTAAGGGCGCAACGATTTATGTTGCCAGGGTTGGAAGAAGCGGGCATCCGGGCATGTCATGTCCTTGCGAGATGTGTCAGGAATTGATCAGCAAGTATGGACTTAAGCGAGCAGTCTTCACTACGGATGATGGTATCGGCTCCTTAGAGTTCACAGGAGAACAAATATGAAAAGACTTTTAATTATTGACGGCGCTAATCTCTTTGTGAGAAACTATGTTATGTCGCCACAGTTAGACATTAATGGTAATCCTATCGGTGGGCTAACTGGCTTTATGCGATCACTTCAAAAAGAAGTCCGCCGTGCCAAGCCTGATCGTGTTGCGATCTGTTGGGAGGGACCAGGCGGCTCCCAGAAGCGGAGAGAAAAGAATAAGAATTACAAAGTTGGACGCAAAGCGCCAAAACTCAACAGAGAGTATGAGTTTGAGACACCAGAGGCTGAGCGAGAAAACAAGTACCAACAAATGATTCGCCTAACAGAGTATCTTGAGCACCTTCCGGTTCTTCAGTTGGCGGTAGAGAACGTAGAAGCTGATGATGTAATTGCGTGGCTTTGTCAATGTAACGAATTTGAAGACTGGCAAAAGCTAATCATCTCTTCAGATCGGGACTTCATTCAACTGTGTGATGATAAAACAGTTCTAATCCGCCCAGGAAAAAATGAGGAAATTTTGAACCGCAATACGGTGCTGGAGCAATATAATATTCATCCTCGGAATTTTGCCTGGGCACGAGCTATTGTAGGTGACAAGTCTGATAACTTACAGGGCGTCAAAGGGTTAGGGCTAGCCACAGTAGCTAAAAGATTTTCCTTCCTTTCGGAAAACAAAGACTATGGGCTTGACGACATTATGTCGCACGCAAAAAATAATAAAAATAAAATAAAGGCTTATCAAAATGTTGCTGAAAATGAGGAAATTATCGCCTCAAATTATGAGATTATGCAGCTATATACCTCTACCATATCATCGCAAGGAGTCAGAAAGCTCAAGTACGCGATTCAGAATGACGGGGTTATTCTAAACCGCACCAAGATTAGAACAATGCTCCTCAAGGATGGTATCGGTACTCTTAATATTGATGAACTAATGCTGATGCTAAACTCTCATAAAAAATAAATGAGAGAAGACTTCACATTTTCAATAAATGCGGTATAGTAGAAATAAGGAAAGCAAATGCCCGAACAACAATATGACACATTCAGCAAGTTCGGAAAATCCTTTCAGGAAAAACTAGTAAAGATTATTTTATTTGATCGCAACTTTGCGAACCAAATGGAAGAAGTTCTTGATACGAGTTATCTTGAACTTAAGTATCTTCAAGTGTTTGTTGATTTACTTTTCCAACACAAGCAACAGTACCCGCACCCAACCTATGAGGCAATGGTCTCGGTAGTGCGGACACAAACAGAGGACTACTCTGACAGTATTATTAAGCAGGTCATTGACTTCATGGCGCGCATTAAGAGCAATGCCATCGGATCAGATGACGAAGAGTATGTCAAGGAGAAGTCGCTAGACTTCTGCAAGAAACAGAAACTAAAAGAAGCCATTTTGAAATCGGTGGACCTTCTTCAGTCCCAGAGCTTTGACCAGATTCAAAAGGTCATTAATGAAGCGATGAACCTTGGGGCCGACAACGACCATGGTCACGATTACCACCAAGACGTGCTTGACCGCTTTGAGATGAAGATGCGTAATCCCATCTCTACACATTGGGACGAGATTGATGACATCACCAAGGGTGGGCTTGGCAAGCGTGAGCTTGGTGTGGTAGTCGCTCCAACTGGTGCCGGCAAGTCTATGGCTCTTGCCCATCTCGGTGCAATGGCGGTGGTCAAAGGCAAGACGGTGGTCCATTACACATTAGAACTTGCGGACACGGTAGTGGGCCAACGCTACGACTCCTGCATCACGGGCATTGACTTAAAGAATCTGATGTCCATGAAGGATGCTATCGTCATGGCGGTGGAACATATCCCAGGGAAACTCATCATTAAAGAGTATCCAACGAAATCAGCCTCCACAAGGACCATTACTACGCACCTTGAGAAGTTGAAGCAGAAAGGCATCAACCCCGATATGATTATTGTGGACTATGCTGACCTTTTGAAGCCAACTGCCACAGGGTTCAAATCCCAGGAGTTGCGCCACAGTCTTGGAAACATCTATGAAGAACTACGAGGCATTGGTCAGGTGTGGGACATCCCGGTGTGGACAGCATCCCAGACAAACCGCAGCGGATTGAATGCCGAGGTCATTACGATGGAAGCCATCAGCGAAGCATTTAGCAAGTGCTTTGTAGCTGACTTTATCTGTTCTATCTCCCGCACGATTGAGGACAAGACTGAGAACAAAGGTCGCATGTTTGTTGCCAAAAACCGCAACGGCATTGACGGCATCGTCTACCCGATGGAGATTGATACAGCCAAGGTCCACATGCGAGTGCTTCCACCTGATGAGCACTCAACGATTGATGCCGTGGTGATGAAGACCAAGCAAGAACAAGACGAGCATTTACGCCAGAAGTATAAGAAGTTCAAAGAAGAGCGCCGCCAGCAACAAACAAACCAAGCGGACGAAAATAAAAAAAAACAAGTGAACCAAGAGAAGAGCCTTAAAGATGAGTTACGAGATTTAGCTAAGAAATTAAAAACCGAGGAGCAACAAGCATCATGAGCGAACAAGATATTTCAACTCAAATTTTATCTGACATTACAGTGTACATGAAGTACGCCCGATATCTCCCAGAGAAGAGCAGGCGTGAAACTTGGGACGAGCTTGTTGCCCGCAACATGGAAATGCACATGAAAAAGTATCCTGACCTCAAGCAGGAAATTAAAGATGCATACCAGTTTGTTTATGATAAGAAAGTCTTGCCATCTATGCGCTCCATGCAGTTCGCAGGCAAGCCCATTGAAATCTCTCCCAACCGTGTGTTCAACTGCGCTTATGCTCCCGTAGATGACTGGCGTGTGTTCGGTGAGATTATGTTCTTGTTGCTCGGCGGAACTGGTGTTGGATACTCGGTCCAGCAGCATCATGTAGATGAACTCCCAGAAATTCGGAAACCAAACGCAGAAAGAACCCGGAGGTATTTAATAAATGATAGTATTGAAGGATGGGCTGATGCCGTCAAATATCTTATTCGCAGTTACTTCTTCGGTGGCTCACGGCTACGATTTGATTATAGCGATATTCGCCCTAAAGGTTCTCGCCTTGTAACCTCTGGTGGCAAAGCCCCAGGACCCCAGCCTCTCAAGGAATGCTTGGTGAAGGTTGAGGGTGTGCTCGCAGAAAAGAATGATGGCGACAGACTGTCGGCTATTGAAGTCCACGACATCGTTTGCCATATTGCCGACGCCGTGTTGGCTGGTGGCATCCGTCGTGCTGCTCTTATCTCTTTGTTCTCCGCAGATGACAACGAGATGATTGCCTGCAAGGCTGGCAACTGGTGGGAAACCAACCCACAGCGTGGACGAGCCAACAACTCTGCTGTACTTTTGCGGCACAGAATCACAAAAGAATTCTTCATGGATCTATGGAAGCGTGTTGAGGCATCCAACGCTGGCGAGCCCGGCATCTACTTGTCCAACGATAAGGATTGGGGAACCAACCCATGTTGTGAGATCGGACTACGACCCTTCCAGTTCTGTAACCTGACCGAAGTCAATGTCAGCAACATCACGGGACAGAACGACTTGGAACAGCGGGTGCGAGCAGCAGCCTTCATCGGCACACTCCAAGCTGGCTACACAGACTTTCATTATCTTCGCCCAATCTGGCAGCGAACCACAGAAAAGGATGCTCTGATCGGCGTGTCTATGACAGGCATTGCTTCGGGTCGTGTGCTCCAAGATGACATTAGCTTGACGGACGCTGCCAATGTTGTGAAGGAAGAGAACGCCCGTGTTGCTGACATGATCGGAATCAATCATGCAGCCCGCACAACCTGCGTAAAGCCTGCGGGAACCACGAGTTTGACCCTGGGAACATCCAGCGGCATCCACGCCTGGCACAACGATTATTATATCCGCCGAATCAGAGTTGGCAAAAATGAGCCAATTTATTGGCACCTAGCAATTCACCACCCAGAACTGGTGGAGGACGAGTACTTCCGCCCACACGATACAGCCGTCATCTCGGTGCCCCAGCGGGCACCCGAAGGCTCTATCCTACGTGATGAAAGTGCTTTCCAACTTTTGCGGCGAGTAAAGAAAATCACAAGAGAGTGGGTCAACCCTGGCAAACGCTCAGGTCAGAACGGACACAACGTTTCAGCCACCATCAGTCTCCACGAAAACGAGTGGACCGATGCTGGCGAGTGGATGTGGATGAACCGCAAGCACTACAACGGGCTGTCAGTCCTTCCATTCAATGGCGGCACTTACCAGCAAGCACCCTTTGAAGACTGCTCCAAGGAGAAGTTTGAAGCCATGCTTGCTACCCTGGAAAGTGTTGATCTCACTAAAATTGTGGAAGAGGATGACAACACCGACCTCAAGGGTGAGGCAGCCTGTGCCGGCGGCGCTTGCGAAATCACTTAAAGGGAAACAAAAAGTAGAGTAATATATAAATGAAGAAAGGAGTCCATCATGGCTACCCTAAACTTTATTATGCCTCCGCAACTTAAAGAAGGATTTTGCAAGCGTGAGGAAAAACAAAACAAGGTCAAACATTCTTGGCTGCCATCTGGGCAAACGACAGCGTTGCCAGGAGGTCATGTCGGCATAGAGTGCTACTGCAAGCACTGTGGCGACCGAGAGTGGGGAACTGTATCGCAGATTGAATATGTAATGATTTCAGAGTATTGGACGGAACTATGATGAAACCTTTAAATCGCAGACTACTTATTGAAGTGATTAAGGATGCTCCTCGCGAAGGATCCTTCTTTGTTCCCAAGGAGGAGAAGCCTCAAGATTTTGTAGCAGCCAAAGTAATTTCTTGCGCTTCTGATTGCTCAGAAGACCTAACAGGTAAGAGGGTTGTTGTTCATGCCTTTGGGGTGGAGAAAGTTAACTTTGATGGCGAAACATATACATTTATCGGCGAGAACCACTTAATCTGTGTTGCTTAGAGAAGGAAGAATAGAATGGATATAGGATCAAACGTTTATGTAACTTATCATAGCATTTTGAGGTTTGGCACCATTACTGGCAAACTAAAAGATCCTGATAAGTGGACTTACTTTACCGTAAGGTGGGTAGAAGATGACCAATACGAAACAAATGTAAAACCATCTCTGAAGAAAGATAAATATCTATATCGTGCTGATGAGCTTACTCCTGTTGATGCTGCAAGGTTATCTCGCGTTGCTGCCATGCTTGGGGGTGTAGAATGAGCGATGAGCAGAAAATGTCTGAAGAGGTTGCTGATGATTTAATCCCCAAGCCACCACCCAAGTTGGCACCAAGAGGGATTACCAGTTTCACAGTTTACCGTCAGCAGGATGAAACAGGGGTTTCGGGCGAGGGTGTTGTTATTGAAGGCGTCGTTATGGCGACAGGTCAATGCGTTGTTCACTGGCTCTATCCCCCGCCCCGTGGAGGTATTGCCATCTTTGATAGCATGAGTGATTTTGTGAAGGTTCACATTGAACCACACCCAGCCAATCAAACCATTATTACTTATCAAGACGGACACAAAGATGTCTACGGCGAACGGCCTGCCGAAGAAGAAGTAAAAGAAGACTAAGATTGCCTCCAAAGTGGTGTGCATCCTATATAAGTTAGCACACATTTTTACGGGAGGGTTGATATGTCTAGGCAGATTGTTGTAGGTATCGTAGTAAGCCCAGATGCTTCCGGTTACTTTAACAATGGTTTGCACCAAAATGCATATTATTTGTATCTTCTTCTAAAGAAAATACCAGCACTTTCACCTGTCTTAGTGTACCCTCCTGGGTTGTCTAAAAACATTACAGGCGACGAAGCAGATATATTCGGAACGACAGCTTACAGCATGGAGTTGTTCAGGGAGAAATATCATCTGGATGTTCTCCTGCTGGTCAGTGCTATGATGGGCAAGAGTTATCTGCAAAAATTTAGAGACAATGGTGTCAAGATAGCGGATGTTATTTACGGTAACCGCTACGTCATGGATCAGGAAACATTTGTTTTCGGACACTTGGAGCACCCTGAAGAGGGAAGAGAGAACCATTGTGCTGGTGGACTTCTCAGAGAAGATTCTATTGCTGATGCAGTCTGGATGAGTCCTCACTTTGCATGGCAAAAAGATTATATGATTCATCGCTATAGGGCAAACAGGGCATATCAGTGTCCCTACATTTGGGACCCGGCTTTACTCAAAGTACTCATTGAAGAGGACAAGGATTATAAAACTGACTCCCCGTTCTTCGTAAAGCAGGACCCTAGAAATAAGAGCATTTTTTGCACAGAGCCCAACCTGAATGTTCTTAAGACATCTTTGTTTCCGTTCATGGCTGCCAACCTTGTGCATGAGCGAGGCAACGAGGAGTTCAATAAAATATATTTGTTCAACGCTTTGAAAAACTTTCAACTTAATAAGCACGCTGCTGAGTACATTAGATTCTTTCCTCTGGCAAAAGATATAAAAGTTTCTTTTGAGCCTCGCTTTTCTTTTCCGACACTTATAAAGCACGCAAGGCTAATGTTCCATCACCACTTCATGAATGGGCTAAACTACACACTGCTTGAGGCAGCATTCTTACAACTGCCAGTAGTACATAACTCTGAGTTTATGTCGGACTTTGGATATTATTACAGGGGCGCAAACCTGACAGAAGCCGTCTGTCAGTTTGAGTCTGCTCTTCGCCACGAGGAGCGTGACGACTTAGATCAATATAATAAATCCTGTGCGGAAGTGGTTGATAGGTTTTCAATTCATAACGCTGCCAATCTTCGCGGGTATCAAACCTTGATTGCCAACTTGTTGGATGAAAATATTGAGCCAGAACTTCCTGTTTATATGCAAAACCTTGACGCGCAGTTAGATTATTCTGAGGGCATTATAACTCCAATGTCCAAATTCTAGCTACTTATATTAATTGGACACCCTGTTACGGCAGGTGGCGAGCGGGGAGTTGGTGCCCCGCTCATTTTTTTAACTTGAATAATTCATATTTTCTGGTACACTAGATACACACCAAATAGAAAGGTAGTCAATGACTGACCGTATTGAAAGTAAGATCCCATTTGTGGGACTGCACGCCCACTCCGGACTCTCGCCCTTTGATGGCTTGGGTATGCCTGGCGAGCATATGGACTTCGCCTACGAGAACGGGATGAACGCCCACGCTCTCACAGATCATGGGCACATGAACGGATTGTCGTTTCAGGTGGAACATCTCAAAAAGATGCGAGCCGACGGCAAAGACTTCCGAGCCCTGTATGGCTGCGAATCCTACTTCATCCGCTCCCACAAGAAGTGGCGACAGATGTACGAGGAGCATAAAGCCAATTCCAAGCGGCAGAAAAAAGAAGAATACGGAATGGTCATTGAGGATGAGGACCGCCAAAAGAAGCGCAACCCGCTTAATGAGCGTCGTCACCTCGTGATGATTGCTCAGAACCAGACAGGTTTAAACAACTTATTCAAACTGGTGTCGGATAGTTACCAGCCTGAAAACTTCTATCGTTATCCCCGCATGGACTTTGAGATGCTGGACAAGTACAACGAGGGGCTGATCATCAGCAGCGCCTGTATGTCTGGCCCACTGTTTGAAGACTTTTGGAAGAACAGGGACAAGAGTGCTGACCACGTGCTCGCAGCCATGCGTGATACCATCGCTCAGTTCAAGGAGATCTTTGGCGACAGGTTCTATGGCGAAGTCCAGTGGAACGATATTAGAGAACAGCACGAGGGCAATAACCTTATCATCCAAGCCTGTATGGAGATGGGTGTTGAGGTCATTAGCACAGCGGACAGTCACTACCCACGACCTGACTTGTGGAAAGACCGAGAGATGTACAAGCGTATCGGCTGGGCAGGCAAAGTTCCCGAATGGGCTGATCCCGATAGCTTACTCCCAGCTTCGGTAGACGAGGTTGGTTATGAGTTGTATCCAAAGAATGGCGATCAGATGTGGGAGTCCTACAAGAAGTACTCGGCCAAGCATAATATTGACTACGATGAGACATTTGTTCGTGACACAATTGAGCGCACTCATCACATCGCCTTTGATCGCTGCGAGGATTTCCTGCCCAACAGTGAGGTACGGCTGCCAGAGTTTGTGGTGCCAGAGGGCAAGACAGCTATCCAAGCTCTGACGGCTGATGCTTTGCAGGGAATGAAAGACAAAAACCTAGACAAAGATGAAGAATACGTCCAGCGACTCAAAGGCGAACTCAACATCATCAAGGAGCGTGGGTTCGCTCAATACTTCTTGACGATGAAAGCCATCTCGGACAAAGCCCAAGAGGAAATGCTGGTCGGACTTGGACGAGGTTCAGCCGCTGGCTCACTTCTGTCGTATGTCCTAGACATCACGCAGGTGGACCCAATCAAATACGCTCTTCAGTTTGAGAGGTTCTTGACAAAGGGCGGCACCGGCTATCCGGACATTGACTTTGATGTTGAGGAGCCTATGCTCCTAAAGGAGCAGCTAGCAGAGGAGTGGGGCAAGACCACTGTGGTTCCCATCAGCAACTTCAACACGCTCCAACTCCGCTCGCTTATCAAAGACATTGGCAAGTTCTATAATATCCCATTCACTGAGGTCAACAAAGTCACTAGTGTTATGATGAATGAGGCTATCCCTCTTGCTAAGAAGGCTAGGGGTCAGACCGCTGGTGTCTACACTCCCACGTTTGACGAGGTAAAAGAATATAGTGAAACGCTTCAAGACTTCTTCCACAAGTACCCCGATGTCGCTACGCACGTTGATAATCTTTTCGGCAACATGCGTAGTATTTCTCGGCACGCTGGCGGGGTTGTTGTAGCAGAAGACCTAGACAAACACATGCCGCTCATCAACTCGGGAGGTGTCATCCAGACACCGTGGAGTGAGGGACAGAACGTCAGGCACTTGGAGCCGCTCGGCTTTATCAAGTTTGACCTGCTCGGTCTATCCACTCTCCGTATGATTTCGGGAGCAATCCGCCACATCCTCAAACGCCATCAAGGAATTGAGGAGCCGACATTTGAACAGGTAAGAGATTATTATAATACACACCTCCACCCAGATGTTATTGACTTTGACAATCAGGAAGTCTGGCGAGAGGTATTCCACAAAGGCAAGTGGGCAGGCATCTTCCAGATGACCAACGGCGGAGCCCAGCGGTTCTGCCAAGAAGCCCAGCCCACATCCCTGTTAGACTTCGCTGCGGTCACGGCTATCTTCCGCCCTGGGCCACTTAGCGCCAAGGCTCACAGTCTGTATGTTGCGAACAAGTCTAACCCTAGCCAAGTACACTACGAGCACCCAATCATCAAAGAAGTTCTCGGAGATACATACGGCTTGTTGGTCTTCCAAGAGCAGTTGGCTATGCTCGCTCACAAGTTGGGCGACAACATCTCCCTGGACGAGGGCAACCTGCTCCGCAAAGTCCTAACGAAAAAGGGAACAGGAAAAGATAAAGTCAAGGACAAATTATATAAAAAGTTTGTCAAGGGCTGCGGCAAGCACGGACTGTCCGAAGATGTAGCCAAGAACCTCTGGTCCAAGATGGAGTTCTTTTCAGGCTACGGCTTCAACTTATCGCACGCTGTATCCTACGGTGCGGTGTCCTTCCAATGTGCTTGGTTGAGTTACTACTATCCCGTTGAATGGATGGCGGCGTTCTTGGACAAGGAGCCAGAAGATAAGAAGGCAGGAGCAATCAACACAGCCAAGTCCTTTGGGTTTGAGATTGTCCCGCCAAGCGTCAACAAGTCAGGACGAGTCTGGGAGATTGCCGAGGACGGCAAGACTTTGATTCAGCCGCTCGCAGGCATCAAGGGTCTGGGCGATAGTGCCATTGACCAGATTGTAGCCAACCGACCGTTCAACAGTATTGAGGAGTTCCTGTTCAACGAGAACATCACATACTCCAAACTGAACAAGAAGGCGCTGGATGTTCTGGTCAGGAGCAAAGCCCTTGACGAGTTGATGGACGACAGGTTCACCGGACTGAAACACTTCTGGTCTGCCGTTGCCGTAGACAGGCCACGCAAGGAAAAGAACCTGCTGGAAAATATTGATGTCTACGCACCAGAGGGTGATTTCTCCGAGGAAGAGAAGTTGGAACACTTCGCATCTCTCACGGGCATCTTTCCCATCCATGAGATTATGCCACAGGAAATCCAAGACAACCTGATGACCCGTGGCTGCCCGCCCATCAGCGAGTACGATCCTGACCTCCAACTGGTCTGGTTCATTCCAAGGGAAGTAAAAGTAAAGAAGACAAAGAACGGCAAGGAATACTGGGTCATTCACACCACCGACAGCAACGCCTTTGATGCTCGCATCCGCTGCTGGGGTGTAAGAGAAGATGATAAGATTTCCCTTAACAAAGTGTACATTGCTAACTTAGAATATAACGAGAAGTGGGGATTCAGCACCCGCTCTCTTCGCAGAACATTCAGGAGATTGACATGAGTGAAAAATTACTACAAGCTGCCTTTTCTCACTATGAGGCAAAAAAAGATGAAGCTTTGGCTGTGTTGGACGTCTACCTTAATAACTCGGCTGGTATCGGAGAACACTCTAATCTCCTTGAAGAGATTTTGAAGTGGACAACGGTTCTTGCAGAGGCTGAGGAAAACATTGAAACACTAAAGCGGCATTTCTAGCGAGAGAATGAGAGACAAAAAGAGAGTAAGAGAAGGTTATGGCATTATTGGGGGAATGGAGGGATTTGATGTTGGGTCTTGTCCCGGCGCACCAGATGTCCGACTTTTTCTAATTGGCAAAAACTTGCACTATGTTCATAAGGAGCACTTAGTGTCGCCAAATAGGTTTGTTATTGGGCAACCTGTCCATTGCAATGTGTGGGAACTCCTGTCTATTATTGATCACGAGGGAATTGTTGTCAATATTGATGGTGAGTTTTGTATTGTTAGATTTAAATCCGGAACAAAAAGAATTCACCAAAGAGGATTGGAACCAAGATGATTGATCAAAGAAATTTATTCAATGTTGCAGATGAATGTTATGACTGCGGGTGTGATTTGAAACCAGCCTGCGCCGACCGAGAAGGAAACAAAATGAAAGTAAGAGTCCAACGACTTCACGAGAATGCTAAACTACCTGTGCGAGCACACCCAACAGATGCCGGCATGGATTTGTTTTTCTGCCCCCCGCCACGGGACGACATCCCAAAGCAGATTGAGAGCGTCTTGCCTCACGGCTCATCACTCTTCCCAACTGGCTTAAAGATTGAAGTCCCAGAGGGATACATGCTGGAAATCAAGAACAAGTCTGGCATCGCTTCCAAGCGAGGTCTGGTCGTGGGAGCCTGCGTTGTTGACCGAGGATACACAGGAGAAATCTTTGTGAACCTTCACAACCCAAGCGACCGAACACAGACCCTCCACGCTGGTGATAAGATCGCCCAAGCCGTGTTCGTCAAGATTACAACAAATGTAGATCTAGTGGAATCCGATCATATTTATGATAAGGAGACTAGCCGAGGCACCGGAACACTTGGCTCAACCGGAGACAGATGACAGTAATAACCAACGAAACATTCAGGCAGGTACCCCGCACGGGAGTTGTTTATGTAGTCCAAGAGGCAGCAGCCCTGGGATTCTTCAGGGGAAACCCTGAGTGGGTTAACTTTGGACAAGGACAACCAGAGACAGGTTTTCTAGAAGGCGGCATAGAAAGGCTTGAAAATATTCCCGTGATGGATGCTGATAATGAGTATGCTCCTGTATCCGGAATGCCGCAACTGCGAGAGGCGATCGCGAATTATTATAATGAGACTTTCCGGAAAGACAAGAAATCAAAGTACGGTGTGACCAATGTTTCGGTTGTTGCTGGCGGCAGGCTAGCCCTCGCCAGGCTGGCAGCATCTCTGGGAAATATTAATCTTGGGCATTTTGTACCAGACTACACTGCTTATGAAGAGTTGTTATCAACCTTCAACCGTTTCAACCCCATCCCGATTCTACTTGACCCCGAAAAGGGTTATGCTTTTACGACAGAAGATCTCAGGCGAGAGGTGCAAGGTCGGGGGCTGGGAGCCGTGCTGGTTTCTAACCCATGCAATCCCACTGGAAAAACCATTAAGGGTGCCGCACTAAAGGAGTGGGTACAGACTGGTCGCGACTTTGACTGTTATATGCTCATGGATGAGTTCTACAGTTCTTATGTGTATTCTGGTGTCCGACTAGATGAGACTTTGAGCGCAGCAAAATATATTGAAGACGTAAATAAAGATCCAGTAGTAATACTTGACGGAACAACTAAGAACTGGCGGTACCCCGGCTGGCGCATTGCTTGGATCGTCGGACCCGAACATGTCATTGAGAGCGTGACCAGTGCGGGGAGTTTCCTTGACGGCGGTGCTTGCCGTCCAGCCCAGCGTGCCGTGATTCCTCTGCTAGATCCAGCCAAGATGAAGCAAGAGACCCAAGCACTCAAGTCTACTTTTCGCGAAAAAAGAAGAATAATGCTGGACGGACTCCAGAAGCTTGGTATAACTTTTGAGCGTGAGCCGGACGGAGCTTTCTATGCTTGGGGAAATGTATCCGCATTACCAGAAGGGTTAAATACGGGCATGAAATTCTTCCGAGCAGCCCTTCAGGAAAAGGTCATTGTTGTTCCGGGGGAGTTCTTTGACGTGAACCCTGGAAAACGAAGAGGGAAGACTTCTTCACGCTTTGACCAGCATCTGAGGTTCTCATATGGACCGGACATTGAGACAATAAAAGAGGGTACCCGAAGGCTTCAAAAAGTAATAGATAGGGCAAATAGCTGATGGCAAGTAATATTTATTATAAGAAAGGAATGGTTACTATTATCTAACTGACTTCTGTCAAAGGAGTAATATACTTTTGTTAGAGGAGATAAAAGTAGCCACTGCTTTACGACGACTTGCCATCTTAGAGTCGCAACCTTTCCGCACCCCGCAGGAGTTGTTGGAGTGGGACTGCCTACGCAAGTGGGTTCTAAGTGATGAGAGGCTGCTTCGGCAGTACCGAGAGCAGCACTACTTTTCCTGTCAGGAAGAAGTTACCAAAAACCAACTTGCTCCGAAAAAATCCTCTTCCATTTTTTCCAGATTTTGGAATGCTCTCTTTCCCAAAGCATAAAGCAGAACTATATAGTTATAGCGAAGGGGAGCAACAAATGAGACTCACAAAAGATATTCTTAGGCAACTTATCAAAGAAGAGATCCTCGCTGGTTCTGGGTCTGAATTTCTTGGTGAAAAAAAGAACAAGAACAAGCGCCGCCAACAAAAGCACCGCCAAAGGAGCGCCAAGCGACAACAGTTCGAAGAACTAAAAGAGGAGTTTGTTGAGAAAGCGACCGAAGCGGCCCTGCTCGCTGCCGAATACGCCTTCATGAGGCGCTTCGGCACGGACGATAACAACCTAAAATACAAGTACACCCAGCTAAACAAAGAAACAGAAAAGATGAGAGATGATAACCCCGCATTGGAGAAGTGGGTGCGGAGTGAAGAGGGGCAAGCCGTGGTGGCACAAGTGAGAGACCGCCAAAATAAATACACCGAGGACAGAGTTAGGTCTTCTCACGAGGAAGAAAAGGCGCGCCAACGAGCTGAGTGGGAAAAAAACAAGTACGCCATGAGCCGCAGTCAGCCCTGGTAAATAAATAACATCGTTTTCTTGACAATGAAATCATCTATGCTATTATAATAGTGTGGAGAGAGCCATGTCTAACATCAAGCAGCTAGAAGATAACGAGTTCTGCTTTATTGTAGATAACGACTTTCGGGTTGGGGATGAGCATGAATTGTTCTTTCAGTGCCCAGCAGAAGATGTAACCGTATTGCCCGAGACAGCCACCATGTTGGATGTACTGGTTCAGGTGGGCATCTTCAAATCAAAGTCTCAAGCCCGCAAAGATCCCAAATGGGGGAAAAACTTAGAGATCCCCCAAGGGTTTACTCACTTCCCCAAGCTAGGGAAAAAGCGACGTGATGTTGCTATCCTCCGCCCGATGGAGATTATCGGTGAATAATGACTGGCGCAAGAGCCTAAAGGTTGGCGATCTTGTTATGATGAAGTCGGACCATATGGCTATTCTTACGGAGGTCGAGTTCCGACACGACGATTCAATGTATCCCCATGTTAAGTTGCGATACACTGATGACGACAGCAATGGCAGTTGTAGTTCTTGGCGAGTCAAGGAGGTGTTGAGTGAAAGTCGGTAATTTAGTAAAACGACAACAAGGGTGGATGGGCTGGAAACGTCAGCAACTCGGACTTGTGGTCAATGTAGACGGAGCCGTTATTAAGGTCCAGTGGTCTGCCGACTACGGCACCTTTTCTCATCCTATTACTTCGCTGGAGATAATCAATGAAGCCCGGTGATTTAGTGGCAGTGAAAAAAGGATTTGCCTATCATCACGGCTATGCCATTGTTCTTGGGGTTCGTACTCGTTATCCCAACGATCCCCACGAGGAAGAGCAGGTTGTCACTGTCATTCACCCGAAAACTGAGACTCGGAAAGAGTGGAGTTCACACTACTTGGAGGTACTCAGTGAATCTTAAGCCAGGTGATTTAGTTGAGCCCAACTGGAGTGTCAACGAAGCCGCTCACATCAAAGAGAGGCACGGTCGTCAACTTGGACTTGTCCTGTCTTACCCAGAAGTCAAAAACCACGGGACAACCTGTGTAAAAGTTAGTTGGCTTGGCTACGAACTGGAAGAATATTATTCTGTCCATCATTTGAAGTTGGTAACCGATGAGCAGCCCGTTTAGGTATCAGCTTGGTGACCTTGTGGAGTTCACGGCAAAACGAGCAACCGAAGAATATATTGCCGAGACAAAGCTTGCCGGCATTGTTATTAAGCAGCGTTTTGTTTTCACCGCCGACAATAAGTTTTTGGTGCGAACACCCCACGCAGAATATTGGATTGGAAGTGACAAGATTACCCTCATTTCAAAGGCAGAAAAAATATAAATATATTTTAAAAAGCTTGACTCTCAATCTGGCTATGGTAATATAATGTTGTAAGGGAGAGTTATGCTGCAAGGTAAAGAACTTCACAAGGCAATCCAGAAACGCTGCCGTATCCAGCCAGGTATGCTGGTCAAGAGCAGTCACGAAGATGTGGTTGGCAAACTTGCTTTGGTTGTCAGCGTGTCGCCCGCTTGCTCGTTTGACCGAGATTATGAGGGAGCCGAGGAACACATCTTCTATCTGTGTGAGCCTTTTGACGGCACGCCCTCTTTCGTAGATTATGTTTGTAACTTGGAGCAGGTCTCATGAAACTAGGGCAAATCATCAAAGTAAATGAGTCTGGTCTGGTTACTTTCGCACCGGGCATCCGATGCCGCCTTGTGGGAGAAATCGGACTGGTGGTCAAAGAAAAGTATGACCTAGCTCATAGAGTAATAGATGGGACAAGGGTCTATCCATCCATTGTCCGTTTTGAGGCTCTTAGAGACCTTGAGATGTACGACGATGGCGTTATGATATTTGATGACCAAGCGGAGATTTTATCATGAAACTCGGAACCCTAGTCCAGTTCAAAGCCCATGGGGTGGTCATGGATACTGGTTATATTTCCCGCTATGATAAAGAGGACCCAGAGGTTATGTGGGTGGAGTGTGTGAGGATGGGTCCCCAGCGGGTACGGCGGGATAGCAAGTTGGTGGAGGTGATAAGTGAAGCCGGGTGATTTGGTTCGCATTCGCAAAACCTCTATTGACCATATGTCAGCCAATTGGTTTATCTGGCACGCAGAGCACAAGACCCCGCTGGTTTTGATTGAAGAGCTAAACAAAAGTTATTGGAAAGTGTTGAAGCCTGATGGCAATACCGTCCACATTCACAGAAGCCACCTGACCACGAGGATGTATTGATGAATCCAGATTGGGTAGAATATAGGGTAGGAGACCTAGTTGCTGATCGGACCCGCAATAAGGTGGGGATCATCGTAAAGGGTAATTATTGGGTGCAGGACGAATACCTCTCCTCCGAAGAAACAGTGGTTGATGTTATGTTCGGAACACAAGTCTCAAAACAATACCCAATAAGATACATTGAGAAGGCAAAATAATGAGTGAACTAATTGGCGGCATCTTTTACGGCACCATCATCGGCGGCTACATCCTCTGGTTCTGGGGGCGCATCCGGTGAAGATCCATCATCGCCGCGTTGAGTATCTTTCGGATCACCATTTCAAGGTCGGTGATATCGTTAGGCGATATGTAATCGCCGGCAAAGATCGGCTTGGCGTTGTGTTGGGAACAGGAAAAAAGAATATGGACTACACGACATTCACAATGGATGAAGATGCCTGTCTAGTATCTTTTGATAATGAAGAGCCAGTATGGGAAGCGGCATATTTTCTGGAGAAGATCAGTGCATAGGGATACTGAGCACAAAGATTTAAAGCCCGGCACACTGCTTCGTGTTGTTGAGCACTGTCGGAAAAACAAAGCCGTCAAACAACATGGCGAGTATGCTGTCCTCGCACCCAAGCAAGTTCGGTGCGGTCAAAGCTTTCTGTGGGATGCGGTATTTCCCAGCGGACACCGAGTTCTTTTTGTGGCAGCTAATTGGGAGGTGGTCAGTCATGCTAGATAGCCAGGATAAGATGTGGAAAGTGCAGCAGCCCGGAACTATTTTGCGAGCCCGTCATAGTGCCCGCTACGGTCAGCTAGCTTTGGTTCTTGCTAGAGCCTATGCTGGGACAAAGCCGAGCAATGGCTATCCTCCCCGCCGCTACGTCAAGATGCAGATTCTTGAAACCGGCGAGCGATTTGAAGAATTGCTTGTCAACGCTCATAACTGCTGGGATATCGTGAGCGAACCCTGATGGCTATCATGCCCAAGCTTAAGCCAGGTGACTTAGTTGAGTTGAAATATTCGGACTATCCCTTCTTGGCTCTCGTTGTGAAAACAACTATTGCTCGCCGTCGCGGGGAGTCTCCACAGATTCATGTTGAGTGGTGTGGCTTGCCTCCGCGCATATACAATAAAAATATCTTAGACGAGAGTCTCCTCACCCTTGTTGCCAGAAGTTCAGAATAAAAAAGCTGTCCCATAAGTCATCTGTCGGAACTAAATATTTTAGAAGGGTAACGGAGGACCAAGGGTATGGGTTCTGGAAGATGGCATAGGAATCTTTACATCTGGATGGGTGTGTTTGCTGCCATATTCTTGATGCTCATGTGGACTAGCTCCCCTGGACCTTCTCGTTCTCCTGTAACTTCATTGTCTTATAGTAAAACCTTGCAGCTTTTAAAGGATGCAGACCAAAGGCAAAAAGATATTGAAATAAAAATTCAAGAAAACACATGGACGATTACCATAGATGAGCAGCGATATAAGACAGTCGCTCCTTTAGCTGAAGATGTTTTAAGGGATCTGTCAAAAAGTAAGAACATTGAACTTATATTTTTAAAGGAAGAGAAACCTTCTTTGTTGGTAACCATTATTGTTTCTTGGCTGCCGATGATCATTATCTTTTTGGTGGTATTCTATGTTATAAAATCCGTACTCAGCCGAGCAGGACCCGGACAGATGACAACCTTTACCCGCAACAAAGCCAGGGTAATTCTTCCGAGCGAAGGTGGTGCCCGGTTTGAAGATGTGGCTGGCTGCGACGAAGCGAAGACAGAACTCTCTGAGCTTGTAGAATTCTTGAGGGATCCCATGCGGTTTGTGCGCCTCGGCAGTAAGCTGCCAAAGGGCGTTCTTCTTCATGGCCCGCCAGGCACCGGCAAGACTCTGCTGGCAAAAGCCATGGCTGGCGAGGCAGGGGTCCCTTTTATTGTGACATCCGGATCTGAGTTTGTTGAGATGTATGTTGGCGTGGGTGCTAGCAGGGTTCGTGACCTTTTTGACAGGGCAAAACAAATGGCTCCTTGTGTGGTTTTCATAGATGAGCTTGATGCAATCGGCAAGCGTCGTGCTGGCGGTGCCGGCAACGGTAATGACGAAAGAGAACAAACATTAAACCAAATACTAGTAGAGTTAGATGGGTTCCAAGAGAACTCGGGCATTATTGTTTTAGCTGCCACCAACCGCATAGACACACTAGACAAGGCTCTCACCCGCCCTGGTCGTTTTGATCGCAAGGTGTCCGTTCCTCTTCCCGACTCTAACGGAAGACTTCAGATCCTTAAGATTCACACGGATACTGCACCTCTTGGCGATGATGTAGATTTGGAGGTGCTCGCAGCCACAACCCCAGGGTTGTCAGGTGCTGACTTATCCAACCTAGTCAACGAGGCTTGTATCATCGCAGCCATGGACCGATCAGACACGATAAATAATAATCACTTTGAAGATGCAAAAGACAAAGTAATCATGGGCAAGCCTAGAAAATCTATGAAGCTGTCCGAATCTTCCCGCCATGCTACCGCTGTCCACGAGGCAGGGCACGCTGTATTGGCATATTACCTAGAGGACACTGACCCTCTTCACAAGGTAACGATCATTCCGCACGGTCAGGCTCTGGGACTTACGGTACAAATGCCAGATGACGACCGCTACTCATGGAGCAAGAAAGAAAACTCAGCACGAATTCAAGTTCTCCTGGGCGGATACATTGCTGAGAAAATGTTCTTTGGGATAGAGGGCACGTCCACGGGTGTCTCTAATGATCTGATGCGCGCCAAACAACTCGCCGAACAGATGGTGAAGAATTATGGCATGGGCGCTCTTGGTCCTTTATATTTTGGACAGCAGGCAGAAAGCCCATATGCACCCAGAGCCAGTGAGACCTCGGAGTTCTTTAAAGAGCAGTTTGATAGATCAGTTCGCGAAATCATTCAGGCATCCCTTGAGTCCGCTGAAAAATTGCTGGAAGAAAAACGAGAACACATAGCTCTTCTCACAAATGCTTTGATGGAACATGATACAGTAATGGCATCTGAACTGGATGATTTGTTCTCTGTGTTAGATTTAGAATCATTTTAGTAAAAGACTTGACACTTCCTGATAACCTGCTATTCTAATAATGTAGAAAGGGTTTGTATGAGTATCTCTGCTGCCACACCCAAGTTCAAGCCAGGACAACTGGTAAGATACCGGACACCAGCCGCATCGCCGCCTTTTGTTGGACTGGTCAAGTCTACACGATTGGCCCGCCGTCGCAGCGACCCAATTTTTATACTGGTCCAGTGGTGTGGTGCCGGAAGCCTCCGGCTAGAAGAAGAATATATTCCCCAATCAGCATTAAGATTAGCGGAGGGTTCATGAATATTTTTGCCATTGAGGGCAACGTAGAGACCGGCGAGATTGATTGGGTCAAGTCAGCCCAATCCCAAGACAACCTGCGTGTTGTCAAGATGATCTTGGAGTCTTGTCAGATTCTATCTACCGTACTCAACGAGCAGGGGCTTGATGCTCCTTATCGCTCGTTCAACCCCAAGCACCCGTCGTGCTTGTGGGCTGCTGAGTCCGCAGCCAACTTTATGAACCTCGCATTACACTGCGAGGCTATGATCTGCGAGTACCGAGAACGCTTCGGCAAGACTCACAAGTGTGCTACCGTCCTTCAGAAGATCGTCTCTTTGTTTAATGCCGATAACTTTCCAACCGTTGAGTGTACGCCGCTCCGGCTGGCAATGCCCGACGAGTTTCGGTCGGACAACCCCATCGTATCTTACCGCAAGTTCTATGCTTCCAAGCCACGCTTGCGTTATCCAGTAGACAAAATCCCATCTTGGGTGTATGATTATCGTGACGAACCTTTTGAGGTGATTGGAGAACCTAATGAAACTGTCGCTTAACACAACCGTCAAAGATGACAAAACTGGCTTGGAGGGACGCACTATCGGACCTTTCAAACGGAAAGGAGAACAGTGGTGGACTGTCTATTGGCAAGACGGTTCAACAACCGCCGAACGAGAAAAGGATATGCTCGGACTCGGCGAACAAGAATAAAAGAAAGGCTCAGGCACATGTCCCTCACAAAGGAAGAGTACCTAGAGATTCTGGGGTGGTATGCCAAGAAGTGCTACTATGAATCAAAACACTCTCACGAAAACACCATCAAGGTTCCGGCAGGTCTAGAACTCAGCAAGAGAACACTCAGAAAGCTTAGAACCATTTCGGAAGAGAACAACAGTGACGGATAAGAAGCACCGAAAGAAGCTCAAGCGGCTCTCAAAAAAGAAGAAGGAAAAGAAGCTGGCAGAGGATCAAGCCAACCGCATGTCTAAGCAGATGAATATGTTTCAGCGTATGCCAGATAGTTGCTCTGTCTGCCAGCAAGATTTCCCAAAGACTAAGGAAGCCCACATGACGTGGCGAGTGGTAGTAAGGAACGAAAAGCAATTAGTCCGGTTATTTTGTCCGGACTGTCAAGAGAAGGCCAAGAAATTGGTGGAGAATAATAATGAAGTTTAAAGAAGCAGTCACCTATGATGACATGCTCATCGTGCCGCAGTACAGCGACATCACGAGCAGGAGCGAGGTTGATATCAGCAGCAACCTGGGTCACCGAGAGTTCACTCTCCCTGTGATTGCCTCGCCGATGGACACTGTATCGGAAGCCCAGATGGCTTTAGCTATGGATAGAGCCGGCGGCTTGGCAGTTCTCCATCGGTATAATACAATTACTGAACAGCAAAAGATGGCTCACGAGGTAGTCAGCCAGACGGACTGGTCTGGTCAAGTTGCCGCAGCCATCGGCGTAACCGGCGATTATCTAGAGCGAGCAGAAGCCCTCATCGCTACGGGGATTGATATCCTGTGTGTAGACGTTGCCCACGGTCATCACATCCTGATGAAAAAAGCTCTTACCACTTTGCGGAAAGAGTACGGAAACCACATTTATATTATGGCAGGCAACGTCTGCACTCTGGAAGGTATCAATGATCTTGCTGATTGGGGAGCTAACGCTGTACGCTGTAATATTGGTGGGGGTTCCATTTGCAGTACTCGTTTGGTTACGGGACACGGTTTACCGGGTCTACAAACAATCTTTGACTGCGCCAGAACAGACCGAGACGTTGCCATCATCGCAGACGGAGGAATCAAAACCTCCGGAGATATCGTCAAAGCCTTAGCTGCCGGAGCAGACTTTGTGATGTGTGGCTCGCTCTTAGCCGGCACCACCCAAAGCCCAGGTAAGGTCTTGAGTCTGCCTGACAATACCAGAGTAAAAGAATACCGAGGCATGGCATCAAAAGATGCTCAACTAGATTGGCGCAACAAGTCATCTACTCCCGAAGGAGTTTCTTCTTACATTCCTTTCAAGGGCGACGTGCTCCCGATCCTGCAAGACTTAGAGGGAGGCATCCGCAGCGGGCTTTCATATTCAGGCGCTCGCGACTTGACAGAATTACGCCAAAAGGTAGAATGGTCCCGGCAAACATCCGCCGGAACCCACGAAAGTAACACACACATCTTTTCTCAGAACGGAACGCAGAAATAATGTTTTATCGCAAAGACCCCAAGACCCAACAAGAAGACAATACCCGTAAGCCAACGGACCTAGAGACTCAGTATAGTCCCGACCCCACGTGCTTTGAAGTGCATGAAAAGTGGTGTGTTGAGTGTGACAAGACTGACTGTAGAAACTGGATTGATTTTGAAGAAGACCTTAACTGCGCTGTAGTGTGTGCCCGCAAATATGACGGTGGGCTTAGCCTGCGAGAAGTGGCAGAACGAATGAATGTTAGTTTCCCCAGGATTAGTCAAATTGAACACGCTGCTTTTGGAAAACTGAAGGAAATGGGTGTTTTAGAAGATTTTGACCAATAATAGGGTTTTTAATATAATCCGGACCTATTTAATGTTGATTGCCTTTGGTGGCAAAATATTCTAGGAGAATTACAATAATGACTAAGAAGAATAACAACCTCCTCAATGAAGGCGTTGTGCGTCGCTGGGGCAAGCTAGCAAACCTCTCTACTCTTACCGAGAGTTTTCTTGATACTGTTACCGAAGAAGAAGAACTGGAAGCAGAAGAAGAGGTAGAAGTTGAAGTGCCAATGGACGACATGCCTGCCGAAGAAGACATGGTAGACATGGAAGCCGAGGTGGAAGTAGAAGCTGAGCCAACACTTGACATCTCCGAAGAGGATCTCGTAGACCTCGTTCAGATGATTGCTGATGCAGCCGGTGCTGATGTGAGCGTATCTTCTGAAGGCGAAGCCGCTGAGGAACTCGGCGCAGAAGCTGATGCTCTTGATGACATGGCTGCTGCCGAAGGCGACCTTGAAGACGCCGAAGATGATCTTGAAGCTGCAATGCGCGCCGACAAGGTTTATAATCGCGATGACAAAGAAGCCGAAGAAGCACTTGACGTTGACCTAGTTGACGACGACGCTCTCACCGAGGCAGTACTTCAGCGCGTTCTCTCACGTATTCTCAAGAAGTAAGAGAAACCAAAGCGATGCATCGTTTCTCTAAGAACGACCTTCTAGATCTGATCAAGGAGGTCGTTTCTTCTATTAAGGAACAAAAGAAGCAGTGGCTTCTGGAATCTCCCGAGACCAAAGACAAGGACACCTTGAGCGAAAAGCAAGGGCAGTGAGCTTTAATATTGTAAGAATCCTCAAGCAAGATGGATTTGTTGCCATAAAAGATAACTTGATTGACGCAGAGAAGGCTTTCTTCGCTGCGCGAGTTGTCGCATGGATAAGAGAATGTGCAACAGCAAATAAGGATTTTAATATAGCTACCTATTTAACGATGCTATCATATTACAAGCTCGGTCTTGCTGACTTAAAGTTTTCTGAGGATGGTGATAAACTTCTTTATAGAATGAAAGCTGGTGAGGAGGTAGATAAAGTTGTTGAAACAATTACTAGATCTTCTCCTGAGAGTTTTAGGGACCCAGAAGACGACCCCAACAATTGCCAGCCAACCTAAACTCTTGATGGAGTTGCTGACTCCTGAGAATATTAAGACGTACTTTGCCGCTAAAGATTATAAGTTTTTTGACACGCCTGATAAAAAGCTGAACCTTAATATAATTGGCGTTCGCCGAGACAACCAGGGCACAAATACTTTTGATGATTTTCTGCTCGTGATGTATCGTGAAGGTGATGTAATGGTGAACCGCCGCTATCAGATTACGACCGACCCAGGGAAGTACTGGCTGGAAAACCCAATGAACCCCAAGGGTACAGCCGTGCTGGTGCCAGGTCAGTACCGAGGCACGTGGCAACTTGGCAAGCATCAAAATAACTACGAAGCATTAGTCCAGTCCAAACCCGTCAAAGTCTGGCGCGACAACAACAAAGATGAAGTTGTAGATTATGAAAACATAACAACGATGATAGACGAGGGATACTTTGGCATCAACATCCACAGAAGCAACCCCTATACAGAATCCTACACAATTAATAAATGGTCAGCCGGCTGTCAGGTCTTTAAAAAGGTTGAAGACTTCAAAGCTTTTATGAAGCTTTGCAGGCAGTCAGCCAAGCTCTATGGTCCCAGGTTCACTTACACTTTGATTGACGAGAAAGATTTGAGGAAACACCTAAATGGGTAACTATTTAAGGTAGTTGCATTTTTCAAGGGAGAAAATATAATGTCTCAATATACAATTTCTAAAGCACGGTTAGCAGAAATCATTAAAGAAGAGTATGAAACTTTAAATGAAGAGGGTGACACAACCCAAACGGTAGCACGCATGATCCAAGAAGGCGATCTAGATGGTGCGATCAAAGCAATAGAAGCAATGAAAGATATTGCAACTGCTCCGTCTGCTTCCCCCCGTAACGAAACTGTCGGATCCATCCGCGACATGATCCGCCAGGAACTAGAGAATCTATAATCAATGGAACAGTTGCAGCTATCACCCGCACAAATACAGATACTAGTTGGCAACTCCGCCATCAATATGGAGTTCTCCAACAAAGTCAGAGAACTATCCAGAAGACTTGAAAAGAATAATCTCAATTATAATATGTGGGAAACAATGACAGATCGCGAACATGATATATTTTCTGGCGATTTGTTTCTAGATGGTTCCTGCGCTACGAGCGTAGAAGATTATGTTCATGGTGCGGTCAATAGCTGTGGCTGTCCCGATGTAGAAGAAGACCTTCATCATCACTCCCCCGCTTTGATGGGGGAGATAGAAAAACAAAATAGAATTGGCACCGGGCAAGACGTACACCTTTCCGAAGCAAAGGAAAGAGTAGACTCTTTACTCGGTCCTGCCATTGATGACATCCTAGCAGAGATCCTATCATAAAGAAAGCGAGGCAGGGTGAAGTCCCTACTGAGATACCCAGGCGGCAAGTCTAGAGCACTAAAACATATCGTACCTTATTTCCCAAAAAACCTGACAGAAATTGTCAGTCCCTTTTTTGGTGGCGGATCTATTGAGATTCATTACGCTGCTCAAGGGGTGAGAGTTCACGGCTATGATATCTTTGAGCCGCTTGTCAACTTCTGGCAGCAAGTCTTGGAACATCCGCATGATATTGCAAACATGCTGGAGAACTATTTCTATCCCTGTACAAAGGAGATGTTCAAGGAGTATCAAAAAAAGCAATCCAGCACTGAAGATGATGACCGCTTATTGTTCTGGAGGGAGATGAGAGCCTGCATGTTTTATGCTCTCAACCGCTCATCATTTAGCGGGGCAACTATGAGCGGCGGATACTCACAACAGGCCGCAGACAAGCGGTTCACCCAAAGCAGCATTGACCGCCTTAGAAACTTCTCATGTCCCGCTCTAACTGTGGAGCAGGCAGACTTCGCTGACAGCCTTGGAAGACACAACGATGAAACTTTTATCTACGCTGACCCACCATATCTTTTGGAAAAGTCTACTCTATACGGTGAAAGGGGTTCGGCGCATAAGGACTTCGATCATGAAAGATTCGGGGAAGAAATCAAAAAGAAAAACAACTGGGTGATATCATACAATCCTCACCCTGAAATATTAGAGCTATACAAAGATTATGAAATCGTATATCCTGAGTGGAGTTACGGTATGTCTTCAGACAAAAAGTCTAAGGAAATACTAATCTTGAACGTGAAGGAGAATTAGAATGCGTTATTTATTTATGATTAGTTTATTGTTGCCTGCGATGGCGACAGCAGATGAGCAGCGAATTGGTTTTGTTGCGGGATCAACCTACGGAGTTGGGCTTGGTTACAGCAAACAGTTTGATGACGGCAGGGGCTGGCAAGTCTCACTCCTTCCGATCATTGACGAGGATCTGGACTCAACAGTTTTTGTTGGCGGAACACTTTTTCACACATTGAACTCTACGAGTTGGGGCAGGGCTTATTGGTCTTTGGGTCTGGCAGCTTTTTATAATCGCCAGACAGAAGAGCAGTGGTCAGACCCAGAGTGCCGACCAGATGAAAGCTGTCCGGAACCAGTTTTGGAAGGCACCTCACTTGATGAGGGGATGGTTGTATCTTTTGGTCCGGGTGTCGGACTTGAGAGAAGGTGGAAGTCCTTTGCGGTATCGCTTGAGTTGCCTTTAGCGGTGCAGTTGATGGTCCACAATAAGAGCGTAGGGTTCGGTGGTATACGACCTATACCTAACTTCTCGTTGATGTATTTTTGGTGACAAATAAAAGGGAGAAAATAAATGAGTAATGATCATATTTTATTTGGAAATGATATTCGGCAAAAGCTACTCACCGGAGCTAACAAACTTGCCGATGCTGTGGCGTCTACACTAGGACCTCGCGGGCAAAATGTTATATTATATAAACGAGGCTCCAGCCCAGTCATCACAAAAGATGGTGTATCGGTTGCCAGGGTAGTGGAACTTGACGACGACTATGAACAGTCAGCCGTTGAAGTTCTCAGGCAGGCAGCCTTGGAAACCGAGAAGAGCAGCGGCGACGGAACGACAACCAGTACTGTGCTGGCACGTGCTATCCTGACTGCTGCCAACCGGCACATCGCTGCCGGCGCATCATCTATTGATGTTAAGCGTGGCATGGATCTAGCCGTGGAAGCAATCGTTGACAGGATCAAGGACATGTCTCAGCCGGTTTCCAGCGAAGAAGAGATCAGGCATGTTGCTACAGTTTCTGCCAACGGCGATGAAACCATCGGCACCCTGATTGCCGAGGCAGTTGATGCTGCTGGGAAAGACGGAGCAATCACAATTGAAGAGAGCCGATCACTCCAGACTTCTTTAGAAGTTGTAGAGGGTTTCCATCTTGATAGTGGATATGTGTCTCCTCAGTTTGTGACTGATGACCGGCGAGGCACAGTTAATTATAAAGATACATTAGTGTTTGTTACTGACGAGACACTAGACAACGTGGATGAACTTCTTCCTCTCTTGGAAGTGGTTGCTCGTGATGGTAGACCCTTTGTTATTATTGCAGAGGAGATTGAGGGACAACTGTTGGCAGCCCTGATCATTAACCGTATGCGAAACAACATGAAGATCGCAGCCATCAAGGCTCCCCGTTATGGGGAAGAGCGCCGCCAGGCACTAGAAGATGTAGCACTCGTCACTGGTGCAACTTTTGTCAGCAAGGACAGCGGCATCCGCCTTCGTGATGTTAAGCTTGAGCACCTGGGAACTGCGCGGAGAGTAGAGATAAGTAAATATAATACTACACTTGCCGACGGCGACACGGATTACGATGAGTTGAACAAGCGCATTGAAGTGCTCAAGAGTCAGATTGAGGAGACTGACAGTCTTCCAGAGGCAGAGAGAATCCAGCAGAGAGTTACTCGCCTATCCTCTGGTGTTGCCATTATTAAAGTTGGTGGCGCTACAGAGATTGAAGTGACAGAGAAAAAGCACAGAGTTGAAGACGCCCTTGAGGCTGTCAGATCTGCCCAAGAAGAGGGAATCGTTCCCGGTGGCGGCGCTGCTCTGCTGAAGGCAGCCAACAATGTTGAGCTTGAGCCGGCAAATGATGATCAGCTTAGGGGAGCACAAGCCCTTGTTGAGTCCTGCGTCGCTCCGATCGTCCAGATTTTAAAGAATGCCGGCATCTCTTCTGATATTGTTGTCAACTCTTTATCGTATGATGATCATGAAAAGAATGTGGGATTCAATGTTCGGACTGAAAAGTTTGAAGATATGATTGAGACGGGCGTCATTGACCCCGCCAAAACTGTGAAGTGTGCGTTACAAAACGCCGCTAGTGCAGCAGGCACGCTGCTCACAACTAATTGTGCTGTTCTTAAGAAGGGTGGTGAATAAAAAACACAAGTCTAGCGACTAAATAGAATAGCCGGTTTCACACATAAAGACCAGTATGTTTGCTGGTCTTTATTTTAATTTTGGAGGCCCTCAACCATGAGTCAAGAAATATTAGAAAAGCTGCTGAAAAAAGTAGACAGTATGGAGTGCAAGATTGCTAGTGCCAAGTCCCTCAATGGCGGCTTTGATAAGCTCATGTCTGAGGTGGAACACATCAAAGAAACTCAGTCAGCCGTACTGGAAGGTATCCGAGGCGTCAAAAAGAATTTGTACGAACCAGACTCAGGTCTCTTTAGCCGAGTTAAAGAACTAGAAACTGAATCTTCCCGCCGTTGGCAATACATCGTGGAAACAAAGCCAATTGTTGAAGAGCATAAAGAATTGATTATCTGGAAGAAGCACGCGGAAAAAGAGCTAGAAGAACTAGAGGATGCCCGCCTTGAGATTGCAGAACTAAAAAGCTGGAAAGAAGGCATGTCAAAAGTTATCTGGCTCGTCGCCACAGCCGCTGGTGGTATGTGGGTCAAGCACTTTATGGACTTGATGATGAAATGATTGGCTTCATCGTGGGAGCGATTATATTTTCTATCCCCACGATTTACTATCGTATCAAATTGAAACAATGCGAAGAGGAAAAAAAGAGGATACTTAGAAACTCTTGGCAGTGGCAAAACTGGGGAGAATAAAAAACATTAAAACACTTGACTCTCACTTACAGTATGCTAATATACTAGTGTAAGGGAGAAAAGTAATGTCCTACTGGCACCAAATGTATCCTCGCCCCGCTCGCAACCCTCGTCACGAGGTTGAGAACGGTGAAGCACGTTTTGAGTCTTTGATGTCCAAGAAGCTGTCGGAAAAGGATCGCAAGTTTGCCGAGTCCCTCAACCGCCAGTTTCAGGAAAGTGGCACCTTGACTGCCAAGCAGATTGAGTGCGTTGAGAAAATGGAGCAACGCTATTCCCCAGCTTCTGTGCTGAAGCGTGAACAGTGGGCTCAGTCTTATAAGGTAAAGCACCGTGAGACCGCTCTCATTGTTGCTCGCTACTATCGCACCACTCAGTACTTCCGAGATCTTGCTAGCAAGATTCTTCTTGAGGAAGACTTCATCCCCACTGAGCGCCAGTTTGAGGCCATGACCAAAAACAAGTATGCCAAGAAGGCTATTGTTGCTGCGACTGAGCCCCCGGCATATCCAGCAGGTTCTTTGTGCCGCATTCGTGCCAGTGCAAGTTTGAACATCCCTGTTGTTTTTCGTGACCAGTTCGCCCTGGTGATGGAGAACCATCCCGAAGGTCTTTACGCTTCTTCAACCCTGCTTGTAAATGGGCAGAAGGTACGTCTAGAAGACCGTTGCCTAAAGGCAGCCAAAACAAAAAGAAGAAAGTAACTTAACAAAACATTATCTATGTTAGATAATCTTACAAAGGAGGGTCCGTTTATGCGAGCCACAATTAGTTTTGATGTAGATGTCAACCGAGTTGAAGAAACGATGGTTGCTCTAGTTTTACAAGAGTCAAACACTCTTCATGCAGCCATGAGTCTGTTGGAGGATGTCACAGCAGACAATCTGCTGCTGAATGTGTCCCGAGCGTTGGAGCAGGTGACTACCTGTGCTCAGCAACTGGAGCAGTATCAGCAGATGGTTGTTGCCTTTGAGAAGTCAAGGTTTGAGACAATGATTCCCCAGCCAGCATCTAACGCCATGAATTTGGAGTTGACAGAGGCTATGGAGCAGGCTGCCCCTGCTGACCTAAAAAGCTTCAGCGACCTTCAGACTGCCTTGAATGCAGTTCAGGGTTTTGAGTCTTTCATGGATCCGTTGACCAATGTAACGGAAACTACGGAAGAAGACAGCGAACAAGATGAAGAAGGGTGATTTAGTATATCTGCCCTCAGATATTATGCTGGTGGGTTCTTGGTTCAATGGTGCCGCAGAGAATTGGATTAAATTGTTGGAGCCTACTACAGGCATAATCATTGAGCCCAACTTGGACAATGAAAACATTTATCACCGGGTTCACACCAAGGGTAGTGACTGGTATGTTAGAACAGTAGATACGATGGAGGTAATTTCCCGTGCTTAAAGTTTCAGAAGTATTTGAACGACAGATTAGAACTGCTGATGAGCGACCTGATGGATCAGAGTTTATGAACTTTGAGAAGATTTACGACACTCGCGAGTGCTTGGTCAATACAGAATATATTGTATCCATTCATCCTCACGAGTTTACATCAGAGATCGCCGCCAAAAAGATTGAGAAGAACTTTCCCAAGGGTGCGAAGTTCAGTACATTTGTTTTAGACGGCAACTCCTTCCGAGCCTCGGAAATTATTGTGGTCGGATCCTTTGATAAGTTTTGCAGGCTACTTCAAGAGAACGACTGATGTCTACACCAACCTGGGGCGACCTAGACAAGTATCACTGCAATGCAGAGTGGGTAAAATCCCGTACCAATGGGCAGGTAACAAGCAGTGTGCCAAACCCATTTTATGAGCAACTGGCTTCTCGCCGATATAACTACTCAGTTTCCAGAGATTCTTCGTCATGTAGGCTCGTGTTTTTGAAAGGTGTATTGAAGGATCCACGCAATAAGACTCTGCGCCGTTCTGGTCGTTTTATTTGGTGCCGGAACTTGAGATATGAGGGTGCTGATCCGAGCACTGGTCTGCGAAAGATTTCTTTTACCGTAGACAAGGGAAAGAAAAGGTTTACTGTCTTAGAGAACGAGGCATTGTGTATTCCGGCCAACACCTTCATTAATAATAATCGTTTCTTCAAGAAGCGTGAGTCCACTTTCCGAGCTTTTGGGACTGTGTTCGGGTATAGCAACACAAGGTCTATGATGTATAGGTCTGCAAAGTCTGAGTTTCCTGACCGCGATGACTTTTTCGCAAAGCTTCAGGAGGACTGCCCCTATAAGCCAGGCACGCTCGTCCGAGCCCGGCAAGGGTATTTTTATCCGGACCCACACACTCGCTCTGCGCCGTATGACAAAGAAGAAGAGTATCCGTATGGGATCATTCTTGCCCCATCACAAGGAAATAGTGACTATTGTGGTAGAGAGTTTTACCGAGTCCGCTTCGGGCAAACTACTTATGAAAGAGTACATCCTGTAGAAATGGAGATTGTAAATGAAGTTTAGATTATACACCAAGGCTAATTGTTCTTATTGCCACCGAGCCGTCAACCTGCTCGTTGAGCACCAGAAAGAATTTGAATGCTACGCTTTAGACAACCAGCCTGGGTTGCTGACAGAGATTCAGCAGACCTATCGTTGGGACACCGTGCCTGTTGTGGTAGAGATTACAGAAGGTCATGAGAAATTTATTGGTGGATTTACCGATCTAGAGAAGTATTTAAACAGTAACAACGTTCAGTTGTTGCAAGGGTAGGGTATAGTATGATCTGGAAGTCGGAAGTCTCCCCTCTTATTAAAGATGTTGAGCTAAGGAAGATGCCTGTCATCGTTCGTGTCAACAAGTTTGACGAGAAGTCAGCTACCGAGTTCGCAGCCAAGATCGCAGCGGCCCACAGCACAGGTCAGAAGGTCATCCCTGTTATTATTGATTCTTACGGTGGTCAGGTATATTCACTAATGTCAATGATTGCTGCGATTGAGGCAGCCGAACTGCCAGTGGCTACGATTGCCGAAGGCAAGGCAATGTCTTGCGGCGCAGTGCTGCTTTCTTTTGGTGAGCAGGGGATGCGGTTTGCCGACCCTCATGCAACCATAATGATTCACGATGTTAGCAGCGGTGGTCGTGGAAAGATTGAAGAACTCAAAGCAGATGTGGCAGAAGCCGAACGCCTTGATGAAAAGATCTTCACCATGATGGCTCGCAATTGCGGGAAAAAAGACGACTACTTCAAGAAAAAGGTTTTCAATAAGAAACATGCGGACTGGTTCATGGATGCCCAGGAAGCAAAGAAACATGGACTTGTCAACCACCTTAGAGTGCCAAAGATCACTATCAAGGTAGATGTGGACATTGACTTTGAATAATGATAGAGTTTGTATTAGTGTCTTTTCTAGCTTACGACTTCCCGTCGTACTTCAACACAGAGCAAGAGCTTAACGCTGCTGTCATCATAGACAAATCCTTAGACGTAGGAGAAGATCCTTACTTTATGGTCGCCCTTGCTTGGGTAGAGTCACGGGTCAAAGCAGGCAAGGTCTCACACACTGGTGACTACGGCATCTTCCAAATCAACTACCGCTTCTGGGCAAAGAAGTGGGGATACACAAGTAAGCAGAGGTTCTTGGTAGATATGTCAAGTGCTGCCCATGCAACCATCGCCGCCACTACCGTCCTCAAAGAGATGCGAAAGTATAAAGCGTGCCAAGGTCTCAACTTGCCAGCGTGTTACAATGGCGGACCTCGTTGGCAAAAATCAAAAAACAAAGAAAAGATCGTTCAGTATGCAAACAAGGTAAACAGAATGCGAGGGATCTTCAAGCGAAAATTCCCTAACTGGGTAAAGCGATGAGTCAAGAGTACTACGGAATAAAAGTAGATACTCTAATCAACGCTGCTGAGCGCCTGACATCAGATTTGGATTACCTGTGTGCTCTTGTGGAAGAGGCTGATCCTGAGTTTCCAATCCGTGATGCAATCTCATATGCCTATGCAATCGTGAGCTTGTCTACTCAGTTGGAGTTTGTTCTTGAGGATCTGTCTGAAAATGATTTAAGTGAAGACGAGATATATGTTAAACTATCTACAGAAGATGTACATATTCTCAACAGGTATACAGAGAATTCAGAAGACTCGCTCAAAAGATTGGAGGAAACATGCGGAATCTCACTACAAAACAATTAATGTTTATAGCGTTTTATTATTTTGGAATTGCTTTCTGGGGTGCCTGCGCCCTCTATGACTTTGTTGGTCCGGGTGAAGTATCAGGGTTCAGTTACGGGTATGTCTTCGCTATGTTTTATTTTATCGCCCGAACCGGCGATGCAATGGAAGAAATAAAAGGAATGTCTGATGATGAAGAAATACGGTAATATTGAGATTGGTGATGTGCGCTATTCGGACTTGTCCGGCGCGCTAACGTTTACCACGTTGGTTGACGCTGACACAATTAATATAATGCGCGACATCATGCACAATGAAGAAGCTTCTCCCGAGGAGGTAGCCGCAGAATTGAGAACTTTATTGAAGGCTGCCATACTAATGAACTATTCTCGCGGTGGTATGCGGAGGAAGTTTTGATGATAAAGGACGCAGTATCATATGTTGTAACCGGGGCTTTAGGTTTTGCTATCCTCGGGCTTATCGGAGCGGCAATGCTCAAAGATTCTCTTGAGGAACTCCAAGTTGTCGCACCTAAAAAGCAATAATTGGGTATCTCTCTCTGGAGCCCCTATAGCGAATATAGAAGATCACATCCGTAAACGCTTGCGGGACAATCGCTTTACCTTTCATGTTGGAACAGACAGCAAGACATACATAGATCACACCGTCATGATCACGGCGATTTGTTTCCGAGAAAATGGTAACGGAGCACTGGTGGCATACCAAAAGAACAAAGTAAATAACTTTGCAAACATTACTCAAAAACTAATACATGAGGTGGTTGTCTCACTTGAAGGGGCAGAGCTTATACAGAAGATTACCGGCTCCCCTCCCACCGTTCATGCAGATGTAAATCCAAACAAAGATGCCTTAAGCAATCGCTCGCTTAATGTTATAGTAGGTATGGTAACAGGTATGGGTTACCCAGTCAAAGTCAAGCCGGACGCCTGGGCAGCAGATATCGCAGATATGTTTACGAGGTAGAGTTGAAAACATCCAAGAAGAAACGTTCTCTTTTGCTGAAGTGTGCGCGAGAGGATCTAGACCTTCGCGAAGCCAACCAGCGCCTGGCTGATCAGCGATTCAAGCCGGTAAGTGAGTTGGATTGGAAATTGTGGACAACTTACTTTGTTAACATTGTGGATAGCAATATGTATTTTGAAAGAGAACTGGTTGAAAACAACCGCCCCCTTGCTTGGTTCGCCCGAACGATGAACGAGCGCAGAAAAAGAAATGTTATTTCTTGAGAAAGGAAATAGAATGACAGAAGAAGAAGTTTTGGCTAAACACATTAACACATTTAAGACATTTTGCAAAAATAACAGGCTAAGGCTCAAAGAGGACGGTGACGGTTTGCCTGTTGCTCGTGCCATTGGGAAGTTTAGCAGCGATCAATTTTTTTGCAACTTTAGGGACGGCACCATTGGTGTCTATGTGATGAGGGATACGCAGCGGCAATTTACCTACTTGAATAAGAAGCTAATTAAAATGGGTTGCGTCCCTACACAACTTGGAGACTTTGAAGCCTCATACGATTTGGAGTGGATGAACATTCCTCCCGTTGCTCGGCTACTCAAGATTAAGAAAGGTGCCGCCAAGGTTAAAGATCCTAAGTGGCTACGAGATTAGAAAATGGAAGATCAAGATAAAGACAATAAGGACGCCAACCTAGAGGAGTGGGCTCACCGCTTTGGCGGCGATCACATGGACGAGGGGACCGCCGCCGATCTTGCTGCTAGGTTTATGTTCGCCATGGCATATTACCATGATCGGATGAAGTTGCACATCATGCTGCATCCTCTTTTTTATTTGGCAGGATTTCTAACAGGGTATTTTTTAGCGCAATGAGTAAAGAAGAATTCAATCAAGAAAAGTTTGAGGAAGAGATTCAGCGTATATTGGACAAGTTCCATTTTGAGGGCGGAGTTCGTCGCGAAATTTTTTCCCAAATTATAGAGTACGCACACAAACAAAATAAGAAGATTACCAAAAACGAACAATAGTTATATTACTATGGGGTAATCAAGTGAACATATGCATCGCGCTGTTCAAAGGAAAGGGAGAGTGGCACAACGCTATTGTGCGACGATGGACCAAAAGTATCTATTCGCACGCAGAACTACTCTTACCTGACGACACTTCCATAACAATCACTCCTTTCAATAGAGCCGGCATCACCAGGGAACCGTTCAAAATGAAGGACGAGGATGATTGGGATTTTGTGTGCATTCCTGTGAACCCCATGCAACTTGTCAAGATTGAGAATTTTTACGAACAGACCAGAGGTCAGAAGTACGACTGGACTGGCATGATCGCTTCGCAACTCTTACCATATCACATCAAGCATGAAAAACGCTGGTACTGTTCTGAGTGGATTGCCTACGCTCTTCGTCTGATTTGTGTAGTTGATGGGTTGCACGCACACTGTGACATGTCGCCAGAGGTTCTGAGCAGCTTGATTTCCAACAGAGAAAAGATCAGGTTTTCGGACAGGCCACCAAGCAACAACTGGAATGCTCAAAAGGTCCGTCACTTTGGACCAGAAGATGCCGACAAAAGCTGAAGAGCGAATATTATATGCTCCCGGTAATTTAGTGCTGGCAGCAAAGGATATATATATGGCTGGCGAGAGTACTGCACCCGAACCCAACGAGCCTCTTGTTGTACCTCGCGGAACTATTGGACTAGTTATGGAAGCCGGACTTCATTCGGAGCCGCCAGGGTTCAACGGTACGTTGACTTTGCGGGTTCAATTTTTATGTGGGCACACATGGTGGGTATCGCCGGCAGAAATATTACCCCACCTAGAGGAGAATCTAAATGTTTGAATATCATGCTACTGTACTAAAGATTGTTGATGGAGATACGATTGACGTATTGGTTGACTTAGGCATGGGAGTCCACCGCAAAGAGCGCCTACGGTTCTCGCGGATTAACGCCTGGGAAGTTCGGGGAGAGCACAAAGAAAAAGGAAAGCTGGCAAAGGCTAGAGTCGCGGAACTCATTCCGGTTGGGGAAAAAATATTAATAAAAACTGAAAAAGATAAGCAGGGAAAGTTTGGGAGATACCTGGCAGAGATCTTTGTTCTCAATGGAGCCATGAGCAAAAATTTAAACGACTTACTACTAAACGAAGGACACGCAGTCCTTTATAATAAATAAACAACACGAAAGGGTCTAAGATGACCAAGATCAATTACCAAAGAATTTATGAAGAAGCCTTGTCAAGTACCATCAAGGAGTCCTTGGAGTTGCCTTCAAGGTTTTATGAGCTTCCCCACCAAACTCGTATGATGGTTGAAGAGTTGGTGGACTTCGGCTACCACTTGGCTGTAGAAGATGCTCTGGATACAGAAGTCCTGACTGAAACTTCTGCTTTGGCATCAGAAATGAGCAGCCAACTAAAGGGGCTACAAAATGTGGTTGATAGCTATCTTTCAAAGATAAATCCTGGCGATGGAAACTATTTATAGACAGGGTGATCTGATCCGGTTCGTACACTTTGAAGACAAGTGGACACTGTGTGGAAACCCGGATGTCACTCCAAAGGTTCTAAGAGAGTTTCCTGTAAAAGATTTTGAAATTTACACTGCAAAAGGCTTGGCAGAAAAGTTCATAGACTTTGAAGGAAAACTTGGTTTGGTCGTCAAAGTCTATAGAAACCGTCTTGAGCAGCCGTTGGGCTATCAAGTATTGATCGGTGAGGTTAATTGGTTCTGCAAATCAGTTACTGCTGACAAATACTTTAGCCTTGCGGAGAGCCCTGGAGATGAGAGTAGGTGATCTAGTACGTTTTACCGAACATGATTATGACCGCCAAATAAAGGTAGGTCTCTTGTTGCGTTACGATAAAGTTCTGAAGGTTGCTGAAATAATGTGTGATGATAGAATTTATTACGCCCCCGGAAGATTAGTGGAAGTTAGTCAAAGAGGTTGGAAGAATCATAATCTATTTATAGTTGATGAGAATTAATAATATTGCAGTTGGAAATATAGTTCAAAGCCGGCTGGACCCTAGTTGGGTTGGTGAAGTGATTGAAATAACACCAGACGGCAAAGGGATCCTCATCTCATGGGGTGAACCGGGTACGGCACACATTCGCACTTGGTCATATGTTGACTCAGTGATTCCAATAAAGAGGAAGAGATGAAAATAACAGCCACTGAGTTGGTTTTTTTCTTTGTTGCGTGCCTTTTAGCCATGGCTTTGTTTAGCGGGGGCTGCGCCACCGCACCTAAGATTTCAGATCCCCAACAATGCTGTGAACGGCTGCACAAACGTGACGTGATACTCAAAAGATTTGAAAGAGTTTGTATTGCGCTGGCTTTCTTGGACGGTCGGTTTGATGATGACCCGAGGGCATCACGAAATATTAAAGAAGGTTTAGATATTTGTAAGTATGTATATGATGTGAGGTGATCATGCGTGGAAACATTCGTAACTTACCTTTATCTTTACACACAGATCTTTGTGTTCCTTTTATATATTCCACACATTTCTAAGGTTGTCAAGTCCGAGACTGCTGACGCTATCAGCGTGCCTACACAATTTTGTTTCTTTACGATCGGCGGAATAGCTGCTATTTATATGATAGTGGTGAACAACGACAGTATGGCGTCGCTCATCATTTGTGGGCATATTTTAGTGGGCAACCTAAGCATTGCACTCATCGCCCTGACTAAGCAAAGGAGATTTCGTGAGCGAACAAAAGAAGACAAAGCCTCGCAAGGATCGCATACGAGCGAAGAAGAAAACCCATAAACTTACAGAGCGCCACGTGGAAATGATCCGGTCCCAGAAGGGCAAGCAGTCAGTTCGCGAGATTGCCAAGTGGTTTGCCAGACAGACACACCACATTTATAAAGTCTCGCCATCTATGGTTCATCATATTTTATCTGGTCGCCGTCATGCGCCGAAAGAAGATACTAAATCCATCTATGATCTGATTGAAGAAGACATCTCTGAGGAAGAACTAGAAAAGTTGGATCCTAAAAAAATAAATTATAAATAATTGGCCAAAAAGCTTGACCCATACCCTATTAATGCTACTATAGTGTTGTAAGGGAGAGAGAATTCATGGCTAAGAACCAATGTCAGCACTGTGGTCAATTCGGACACAACCGCCGTGGTTGCCCGCAAATCAAAGAAGCTTACGCCCGAGTTGAGCGCCTTGCCGAGAAGTACGGCATTGAGCGTTCCGAAGAAGAGCGTGCTTACACTTCAACCTCTTGGATTGACAGAATCAACCAGGCTGCCAAAGCTCAAGACGCTTCCGAAGACGAAGTTTCCTGGCGTGACCGTTGGCTTTGGGAAGAGATTGCCGATCGCAAGATCGCTCAAGCTAGGAAGAATGCTCGTGGTCGCACCTGCGGCTTCTGCGGTGAGCGTGGACACAACGCTCGGACCTGCCCTGCCAAGAAGCAGCACCGCAAGGATGCTGACGCCATGCAAGGTCTGGCCCACCGAGTTGTCGCTGCCTGCCTGAGCAAAGCCGGCATCGTCCCTGGTGCTTTGATGCGGATTCGGGACTGGAGTTGGGAATCTGATGATTACAAGCAGGTGATGTGCGTGGTCACGGGCATCAACTGGAAGAATGTTGCTGTACCAAACTATGACCACGACTCAGGTTCGCCCCGCCACTTTGACTCTTGGTTCAAGGGTGCGATTATCAATGTTCGCAAGCCTGACGGACAAGAGGGGTACCTTCGGATTCCCCAAAACATCAAGCAGCAAAGCCACTACAACCACTTCGACGGCGAGCCAGCCGCATTCGGTTTGGTGAGCGGTGTTGTCGGTGGACCTGTCAACAAGAGCAACGGCTGGAAGGGTGACAATCGCGATGTCCTCAGCGAGGATGCCAGCGGTGTCTACCTCTACGGCGTCAACAAAGATGATGGTTCGGGTGAGCGAATTGTTGATGCTGACCTTGAGCCGGAACTCAACAATATTATCAATGAAGTTTCTAAGTGGTCAGAGCACTAGAAAGGAAAAAACATGCGTTTTCTTAAGAATATCATCAAGATGATTTTGATCCCCGTTCCCGGCGAGCGCCACACCGCGATGGATTACGCCCACACCCTTAACAATAGTACCAGCTTCCTTTAGAATATAGACAGGGAGAAGCTACTATGGAAAAGAAACTATTAGAGATGGAGATGCTACTCTCTACCCTGGAGAGGGCTATGACATCTATGTATGAGTTGGTTATGGAAAACCATAAGCGATTAAATCGGATTGAAAAAGAGTTTTTAGCGTTAGAGAAAAAAGTAAATGAAAAAAAGATTTGATACCTGGGTAAGCGGCTGGACAGACGGCACCCTGATTATTTACATGACCCTCATGACCACCGTTCACAGCTTATTAGTTATCGGGGTGTTGAGGTGAAAAAAATCATTCACGTCAACCAGCACGTCATCAAACGAAACACCAAGCATGGTACTGATGAGCCTGTTCTGACGGTTAAGACTTACAAAGACAACAACTATGCTCATGAAGCCGTGATCAAAACTATGGACGGCACTGAGCTAGCACGCGTAGTTTATAGCCCGCACAAGCCGCTAAGTTGCGGCGCTAGGGTTTGGATTGAGATGGACACTGACACCACAGATGTAGAACTGATTGTGAGAGACAATGACGCTTGAGCTTAAACATGCAGACTGTTTAGAGTATTTGAAAACCCTTCCCGACGAGTCGGTAGATCTTGTTATTGTAGATCCGCCATATTTTGAGATCGTCAAGGACCCCTGGGATAATCAGTGGGCATCCGAAGCGGAATATCTCAACTGGTGCAAGAAGTGGACTGAAGAGTGTTTTCGCATTATGAAGCCAGATACCTGCTTCTATGTGTGGGGAACAACAAAACAAGATACATTTCTTCGGTACAAGTTGGATGTCCTGAACAATATTCCTGATGCTCATTATCAAAACTGGATCATCTGGTCTTATGATTGGGGCGGAAGAACCAAGAAGAAGTTTCCCCGCAAGCATGAGGATATCTTGATGTATTCCAAGGGCAAGGAGTTCAGCTTCAATGCTGATGATGTGCGGATCCCTTACAAGATGGCTCGGAATGTTCGTGCTGAAGCCCACAACAATCCCCTGGGGAAAGTCCCAACCGATGTTTGGGAAAAGAACAATCACACGGCAAGCAAGGAGTATGCCGGCTGGCACTCAACGCAAAAGCCGATCGCTCTTTTAGAAAGAATAATCAAAGCACATACACAACCTGGCGATGTTGTGTTAGACTGTTTTAGTGGAGCAGGGTCAACGATGATTGCCTGCAAGAATACTAATCGCTCTTTCAAGGGTTGTGAGTTTGAATCAGAATATGTTTACAGATCTTTACAACGCCTTCAAGAGTTATCTAACTGAGAGGAGAAAAAGTATGAACACTGTGGACCATCCCGTGCATTATAATAAGGGCTCAATTGAAGCAATTAATATTATTGAAGATTGGGACTTAAACTTTAGTGTAGGGAATGTTATAAAGTATATGCTCCGAGCCCCACACAAGGGTGAAGAGCTTGAAGATTTGGAAAAAGCAAAGTGGTACCTTGAGCGCCACATTGAAAACGTCAAGAAAGGAAAATAAAATGACGACCAACACCAATGTAGTAGAGAAGTGGAACGAGTTGAAAACTCTCGTAGAGAACATTGAAGAAGATGTTCAAAAGAATGCAACTGGCAACAAAGCCGCCGGCACTCGTGCTCGCAAGGGTCTGCGGACTCTGAAGACGACTGCTTCTGAGCTTGTCCGGTTGACTCTTGGAAAGGAATGAGATGAAACTCCGACTTCATTGGGCTGAGAAGTATGAAGTGGTTCGGGAATACCCCTCCTTTGAGCTTGACTCAAAGGAGTTTCCTGAACTTGAGCTAGAGATGATTCAAGTTCATAATGCTAGAAGCCAACAAGAACGCAGCATCGCTCTGGCTGATCTTGAGCACAAGATGCACCAGACCGAATCGCAGGGCGAAACGATCTTCAGTATGGTTGGACCTTCGGATTGTCCTGCCGATCATGTGGTCGTTTATAATGTTGGTGATGAGGATTGTGGCTGCTTTGAACTAACGGAAGAAGAATAAAATGGATGCAACAAGAAGTCATATTAAGGTTTATAACTTTACGCCAAATCAGGCCGAAGATTTTGAGTTTGATTATAGTTTTGATAGCAGTGATCTGCTAACAGAGTTAGTTCCAAACCTGAGCCAGTGGGGTGACATTGGCTGGATGGAGCTTGAAGAGTATGAGTATCATGCCGAAGGGAACACTCTGTACCTCACCCTGGAGACCAAGTGGGAGCCTCCAGTTCGTTGGCTGCAACAAGCCAGTTGTGATAATGTCTGCTTTCAGAACAAGCTGATTACCATGACAACTATTCAAAAAGACGAGACGGCTGTGACGGGCGTCGCTGTGATGGATGGCGAGTTGTTACAGGAAAAGCTTATCTTTGAAATGGACTCCGAAGAGGTTTCTAATTATTATGATGACGAGAAGTCAGAGTACGATTTGGACGATTTAGATAACCAAATTTGGGACTCAATTGGTCAATTTACAAATGTTTGTGAACAATTTTACCTTGAAAGGAAAGAAAATGACTAAGACAGTAGAGAATGGGTCCACCGTAACCCTACATTACACAGGGACGCTTGAAGACGGCACGGAGTTTGATAGCTCTCGTGGCAGAGAAGCCCCGATGACGGTTTCCATTGGGAATGGACAACTCATTGAAGGTTTTGAGACCGCTTTGACCGGAATGTCTGAGGGTGAGACAAAGACTTTCACTATCCCGCACGGAGAGGCATACGGACCTCACAACCCAGAGCAGATCACCACGCTTGAGCGAGAGATCTTCCCTGGTGATTTTGAGTTCTCGGAGGGCATGACTGTTCCTCTTACGAACCAAAATAACGAAACGTTTATGGTTGTCTTGACTGAGATCAACGATAACAGCGTTACGGCTGACTTCAATCATCCGCTTGCTGGCAAGGATCTCACTTTTGAGGTGGAAGTCCTCACGGTAAGCAATGAAGAAACTAACAGTTAAATTATTATTTCTGTTAGCCCGTGTTTTTCTAAGCAGGGGGATGCTCATTGGACAATGGTTCCAAAACAAGGGCATCCTCCTGCTTGCGGGAATGAAGCCTAAAGATGACTAGCTTGCTTTTAGCGGTGCTGTTGGCGATGCCAAATTACAGCGTAAAGAAGAAACTAAACCACCGCCAGGTGCGAGCAAAAGCACATCAAATCGTGCAAATGTTGAAGCGTCAAGATCCTCGTGTTCTCCGCTCAGTTTTGTATTACATGGGGTGGGTTCCGAAGGTAGAGTTCAAGCGTGAGCAATCGCCGGCACCCTGTAAAAAAGATAAATACAAAACACAATTAGATAAACTCAATGAATGGGAACTGAATATGTTATTAGACATGGCTGGGATCCCAAGAAAAAAGAAACGATGAAATATATTATTCTAACATCTCTGCTATTCATGACAGTCAGCGGTTGTAAGATTGCTCCAGTCAAACACTACGCATCTAACGATTGCTGTAGCCGCCTGGATGTTCGCACTAAGGAGATGCAAGAGTTTAACCGCTATTGTAAGGTGCTGGTCTTTGCTGCCAAGACTGAAAAGGATCCCAAAACCAAGAAGGGCGTCACCGAACGCATCGGGATCTGCAAGTTTGTTTTTGGTGTCAAAACTAATGCAGAACTCTTGTCAGCCGGACCCGACGAGAGTTACTACAAAGTAAGGCATTATCTGATCACAAACCCCGATGAGAATGGCTTCCCAACAGTTTTAGACTGTGACCCAAACCAGCCAGCCTGCGAAGAATTCTGAGGTGAAAAATGGAAACATTATTATATGCAACAGTTGCTCTTGTCGGAGGATTCACTGTCGGAAGGTTGATGGTGAACTTCGTAGACTTTGTTGTGCAATTTCTTAAGAAACAAGATGAGGATAGATAGTATGATGTTAGAGAATTTCAAAGCCAACATTGAGCGGTTCAAGGATGATAACTTCTCCTTGTTTTTAGGAGTGGTTGCCGGCACCGCAGCCTTCATTGGAAGCTTTGCCAGCAGCCTGTTCTTTTCCTAAATCCAAATCAAAGGCACACAATAAAAATAATGAAACCATACCAAGAAGTATTAGAAGTATGTGTGCTAGCTACACTGATAGTAGTAAGTGCTTATGCCTGTGCTATTGTGTTCTAAACTCAGAATAGTGTAGTGTTTACAGCCACGTATACAAACATCGCAAAAAACACTGCAAAAATTGCATAGTTTATAAGTAATTGTTTTGCCTGCCAATTGCCTGCGGTGTAGTGGTAAAACCAAGTAATATCAACCTTTTATTATTTGTCAGCGATTGTCAGCCTTTGGGGGCGTTTGTTTGCATTTGTACTTAGTACATGAGTAATTGAGTCTTGTCAATAGGCAGCCAAAAGCCCACATCCTCCCATTATACCAGACTAATTACTTTCAGTTAAGCCTATCACACTAGGAGAGAAGTAAACTAAGGTATTGAAAAAGCAGGCAATAAAAAAACGAATAAAAGTGAAAAAAACCCTAGAAAAGCTTGACTCTGAACCTGTTAATGCTAATATACTAATGTAAGGGAGACAAAAACATGGCTGTAGACTTCAAAACCTTCGTATCCTTGGCACCTGCTGTCAGCGCATCCAAGCTGCCTGTCCTGCTTCGTGGTCGTCACGGCATTGGCAAGAGCCAGGTCGTTTACCAGTTGGCTGCTAATGCCGGCTTGCCAGTGGTTGAGCGCCGTGCCAGCCAGATGACTGAAGGGGATCTCGTCGGTCTCCCCAGCGTTGAGGGCAACCGCACGACCTTCAATCCGCCAGACTGGTTCAAAGTGGCTTGCGAAGAAGCCGTGGTTCTCTTCCTTGATGAAGTTGACCGCGCTACTCTTGAAGTTCGCCAAGGAATCTTTGAGTTGACTGACAGCCGTAAGCTGAATGGTCACACTCTTCACCCCGAGACCATCATCTTTGCTGCCATCAACGGCGGTGAGCACGGTGAGAGCTATCAGGTCAACGAAATGGATCCTGCTGAGCTTGATCGTTGGAGCGTTTGGGATGTTGAGCCCACTACCGAAGACTGGTTGACATGGGGCAAGGACAATGTTGATGGTCTTATCTGGGATTTCATCAACCAGAATCGCAATCACCTTGAGCACACTTCTGACATTGAGCCGAACAAGCGGTATCCCAGCCGTCGTAGCTGGAAGCGTCTGAACGATGTGCTCGCACAGGCTGATCAGCTTGAAGCTGGACCTGCCATGTTCAACCTTGCTCAAAGCTTTGTCGGCTTTGAGGCTGCTGTTGCTCTCAACGACTATGCCAAGAACTACGAGCGGGTTGTTACTGTTGATCAACTCCTCAATGGCGAGCGAACTGAAGCTCTGGCTGCCTTCTCTTTGAATGAGCACTGCGCTTTGGTTGAAAAGATTGAAGCTGAAGAGATCTGCAAGACCGAACTGAACGATGATCAGATCGGAAACCTTGCCAACTACTTCGTCACCCTCCCTTCCGAAGCTGCCATGAAGCTTTGGGGCGTGATCAGCCAGGGCGGCGTGCAAGATAACGTGGTGAAGTTCCACGGTGCCAACGACGGTGCTGTCGGCAGCCACCTTAGCAAGATCCTGGGAGCCTAATCTCTCTTACACCTTACACTCAGGTTCCCTGATCGGCGGACTGCTCAGCAAAAGCTGGGCTTTCCGTTTTTAAAGGCAACAAAAATAACAAAAACACTTGACTCTGACCCTATTAATGCTATTATACTATAGTAAGGGAGAGATACATGAGCTTTGATCTGCAACTACATGCTTATCGCCTGCTAATGGACGAGCCGTTCTTTGCTGCACTCAGCCGTAAGATTGAGAAGCGTGCTGACTACGGGATCCCAACTGCTGGTGTTCGGGTTGATCCCGACTCTGCTCAGTTTGAGATGATTTACAACCCTGACTTCTTTGCCAAGCTGCCAGAAGAGCACGTCCGTGGTGTACTCAAGCACGAGTTCTACCACTTGATCTTTGATCACGTGACCACTCGTAAGCCTGAAGGCGTTGATCACAAGGTTTGGAACATTGCTGCTGACCTGGCTATCAACAGCCACTTGGTTGGTGAACTGCCTGAGATGGCTTGTATGCCTGGTGTCGGTCCTTTTGAAGGGCTGCCGCTTGGTAAGACTGCCGAGTGGTACCTTGCCAATATGCCCAAGCAAGAAGAGAGCGAAGGTGGCAGCGGTGATGGCGATGGCGGCGAAGGTGATGGCGAAGGTCAACCAGATGCCGACAATCCTGGCAGCTTTGATGACCACTCCGGTTGGGATGACAGTGCTGCCAGCCCTGAGCAGCAGGCTGCCAACCAGATGGCTAAAGAGCGTCTCAAGCAAGCCATGAAGGATGCTGCTCAAGAAGCTGCTCAGTCTGCCAAGGGCTGGGGCTCGGTTAGCGGGGAAGTAAAACAAGAAATTCTAAAACGCTTAGAGACTAAGGTAGACTGGAAGAAAGTACTGCGTTACTTCATCAAGACCTCCCAGCGTGCTAACCGTCGTTCCAGCGTGAAGCGTATCAACAAGCGGTATGCCTACATTCATCCTGGCAAGAAGACTCAGCGCCAGGCAAAGATTGCTATTGCTATTGACCAGTCCGGCAGTGTCAGCAATGATATGCTTGAGAGCTTCTTCGCTGAGTTGAATAGCCTTGCCAAGCTGGCAGAGTTCACAGTGGTTCCCTTTGATACGGATGTTGACGAAAGCAAAGTCTACGTTTGGAAGAAGGGTCAGAACAAGAAGGCTGAGCGAGTTCTTTGCGGCGGTACCTGCTTCAATGCTCCTACCGAGTACGTCAATAATAATAGCTTTGATGGCGTCATTATTCTGACAG